TTGTCAAGTAAGTCGTGATGCCTTCGGGGTCACGCAATTTTAACTTGCTTATTCAAGGAGAATAACTATGACATTAACTCGTATTAGTCCTTTACTACATCAAACTCTTGGGTTTGACCGCTTCTTTGATGATATTGAAAAAGTATTGAATATGACACCATCACAACAAAATGGTTCATCATATCCATATCATAATATTATCAAAGTGGATGAAAATCGATACATTGTTGAACTTGCAGTTGCAGGATTTAGCAAAGACGATATTGAAATCACAAGAGAAAAAAATACTCTTGTAATTAAAGGCAGCAAAACTGCTGAAGATATGGGTAATGCACAATATCTGTTCCAAGGTATTGCTGCACGTAACTTCACAAAAACAATTACCATTGCTGATACTATTGAAGTACATAGTTCAGAACTCAAAGATGGTATTTTGCGTGTGGGTCTTATCAATATTATCCCAGAGCATCAAAAGCCAAAACGCATTGAGATTGGTAATGAATTGAAATTCTTTGAGCCTACTCTTCTACAAGAAGAAAAGAAAGCTGCGTAACCAATGGGGGCTTGTCCCCCATTTTTGACCGTTTAGATTATGAAAAGAACCTCAAACTTTAAAATGCCTAAGTCTTTGAAGATCGCATTGATCAACATGGACAAATCACTACGCAAAGAATATAAAGATCGTTCTATTGCTGCCATTCTTGAACCTACCATAGAATTCAAGAAAAAGAAAAGAGAAGAAAAATCTGATGAGTGACATTTTGATGTTAAGTCACTTTCATAGTGATTTTCCTTTTAATCCTCTTTCATCTTGGATAAAAGTGTCACATGCGGGTGATGTTGAATTTCAACAACCTCTGTTAAGTCAAATTTCAATCAACACTTCTTTAGAAGATGATCGAATTCAGACATATCAAAAGTATTATCCTGATATTTCCGAAAAAGATTTTTTGAAAGCAATGGGACAACAGTCAACAGAATATTGGTTGTGGAAACATTGTGAAGCTGATTATATCGGTTGCACGACTTATCGCAGATATCTCATGATCTTCAACAATGAGTCGGAAGATGTTGCTAAAATTGTCTATCCAACTGATTACGAGTTGGTTAACTTTCTTTCATCCGATCTACACAAAGAAAAAGCACTTGAGTATTTGAAAGATTATGATATAATCACTAATGTACGATCCGCTATTCCATGGTCTGTTGAGAGGCAATATCTTGCATCTGAACCTAGAGAATATTGGGATTTATTCATGCAAGGTATTGTTGAGTTGATACCAGAATATAGAAAACATATGCATTGGTTTCAAGGCAGCGTAGTAAACTTTGAAACAACGTATGTCATGCGTAAAGAGTTTTTTAAAAAATACGTTAGCGAATATTTTGCAATAATGGAATATGTCTGGCAGAATACAGACAACACATACCCATCACATGAGTATCTGGTGCAAAACAACAAAGAAGTTGGCTGGTGGAATCCACAAGGTAATCCCTGGCGTTATCCTGGTTTTTTAGGCGAAAGATTCTTTCCGTTTTTTATTTACGCTAACAATATGAATGCGAAATATGTTCCCTTAGTTTTACTCACTTGATTTGAAAAAACTTCGGATGCATTTTTTCGTCGTGTCCTTATATGCGAGTGAGTGCTTACTTCTATGCAGCAAAAATACATTAAAGCCCATATGAAAACAGCAAGTGTTTATGCTGAACTGTCTTCGGCAGTCAGACTACATGTAGGTTGTGTAATCGTCAAAGACAACACAATTATTGGTATTGGTTACAATGGTATGCCATCTGGTTGGGACAACAGTTGTGAAGAACTTGAATATGTATTAAAATCGGAGTGTCCAGAGAATGACGAATGGATGATACGAAACGGTTTTAATGAAACTGCACATGGTTGGTCAAAATTGAAATCCAAACCAGAGGTGCTTCATGCTGAAACAAATGCAATTGCAAAAGTTTCTCGGTCAACAAATTCTAGCGATGGTGCAAGTCTCTTTGTTACCCACGCACCATGCTTAGAATGTGCTAAAATAATACATCAAGCAGGAATCAAGGAGGTCTATTACAAGAACGATTACAGAAGTGATGCAGGAATTAATTTTCTAAAAAAATGTGAAATTCAAGTTATTAAGTGTGACGAGGAGTAATTATGAACAATATCACAAAAGTAGGAAAGCAATTGGCTGAAGCAAATGCCAAACTTCCTAAAGCATACAAGTATGATCTTGTAATGCGTGAGTTCGACAACAAAGTTGAACTAATTGGTCTTGTTGATGACCCAACATACAGCATCGACGACTTTCGCGGTCGTGAGATGTTATTTCCCAAAAAATGGGTAACACTAGAAGTTTTTGAACCAACTAAAGAGGTAATTATATGAACGAAGTAAAATGTTTCACTTTTAAAACACACCAAACTATCATGGGTGAGGTAACTGATGATGGTGATGTCGGCTTCACACTCAAAAATCCAATGCAAGTAGTTGCTGTACCACCACGTTCCGCAAACGATCCAGGTGGTGTTGGTTTTGCACCGTATCTTGCATTTGTTGAAGAGTTTGACAAAGGAATTAATTTCAAGTATGATGATATTTTGACAGTCAACACACCTGTTTCTGATTTACTAGAACAATATCGCAGAATGTTTAGTTCCATTGAAATCGCACCAGCTGGCTTAAAAATTTAATGAGTAAATATTATACGAATGTTTGTGTTCATGGCAATCACATTCTTTTTCGTGGTGTAAACAATGGTCGGAGAGTAAAGAGCAAAGTCAAATACTCTCCGACTTTGTTTTTACAGTCAAACAAACCGTCACAATGGCGTTCATTATTCAATGAGCCATTGGAACCTATGACATTTGATACTATTCGGGAGGCACGTGATTTCGTCAAACGCTATGAAGAAGTTGCAAACTTTAAAATCTACGGTAATTCACGCTATGAATACGCATTCATTGCTGATACTTTTAGAGGCATTGTTGATTGGGACATTTCTCATCTCAGTATTGCTTTCATAGACATTGAAGTTGGCTCAGAGAACGGATTTCCTGATCCATACAGAGCAACTGAACCTATTACTGCAATTGCCATTCATCAATTGAATGGCGGCACTACAGTTTATGGGTATGGTTCTTACGAAAATAATGATGAGAGCGTGACTTATGTTCTTTGTGAAGATGAAATCGATTTGTGTGAACGGTTTCTTGCTGATTGGGCAAGCAATCATCCTGACGTTCTTACTGGTTGGAATATCAAGTTTTTTGATGTTCCTTATATTGTCAATCGTTTCACACGCATTCTAGGCGAAGACGATACAAAGAAACTTTCGCCTTGGGAAGTTTTATCACAGAGAAAAACTACATTTAAGGGCAAAGAACAAACGATCTATGATTTAGTCGGTGTTTCTGTACTGGACTATTTTGAGTTGTATCAATGGTACGCACCTGGTGGTAGAAACATTGAGAACTATCGCCTCGATACAGTTGCAAGCGTTGAACTTGACGAGAGAAAATTATCGTATGATGAATATGACAGTCTACATCAATTGTACAAGTTAGATTATCAAAAGTTTATCGACTATAACATCAAAGATGTGAGATTGGTTCTTAAACTTGAAGATAAGTTGAAGTTGATCGAACTTGCATTAACTCTGGCTTATGATACAAAAACTAATTATGACGATGTTTTTGCACAAACCAGAATGTGGGATGCTCTGATTTACAATTATTTGCTTGATAAAAAAATTGTTGTGCCGCCACGTCGAGTATCGAAGAAAAATGAAGCGTTTGAGGGTGCATACGTTAAAGATCCACAGATCGGATTACACCATTGGGTTGCATCATTTGACTTGAATAGTCTGTACCCACACTTAATCATGCAATACAACATTTCGCCAGAAACACTTGTAGAGACTTCAGAATACACCAATGACATGCGTGATCTTGCAATTAACGCATCCGTTGAAAATCTGCTTAATCGTAAACTAGATACAAGCGTTTTAAAAAATGTGACTATCACACCAAACGGACAATTCTTTCGTACTGATAAACAAGGTTTTCTTCCTGCGATGATGATTGAAATGTATGATGATCGTAAAAAGTTCAAGAAAGAGATGCTGAAAGCACAACAAGAATATGAAAATGAAAAAGATCCAGCAAAACGAAAAGAAATCGAAAAATTAATTGCACGATATAATAATCTACAACTTGCAAAGAAAGTCTCATTGAACTCAGCTTATGGCGCAATGGGTTCTCAGTATTTCAGATTTTATGATTTGCGCCAAGCACTTGCTGTTACACAAGCAGGTCAATTGTCTATTCGTTGGATTGAAAACAAACTTAACGAATATCTGAATAAAGTATTGAAAACTGAGAGAGATTATGTTATTGCTTCAGATACAGATTCGATTTATCTCAATCTTGGTCCATTGGTTGATTCTGTGTATCAACAGAAGCCAGATGCTACGAAAATTATCTCCTTCATGGACAAAATCTGTGAAGAGAAAATTCAACCTTATATTGACGAAAGTTATCAGAAGCTTGCTGAATATGTTCACGCATTCGATCAAAAAATGCAAATGAAGCGTGAAGGTCTTTCTGATAAAGGTATTTGGACTGCGAAGAAAAGATACATTTTGAATGTATACAACAATGAAGGTGTGCAATATGCCAAACCAAAGCTCAAAGTCATGGGTCTAGAAATGGTCAAGTCATCAACACCTGTTGTTGTTCGTGATAAAATGTATAAACTTGTTGATCTGATTGTGAATACCGATGAAGAGACTGTACAGAAGTTTGTGGCTGATTTCCGAGAAGAATTTCGTAGATTGCCTGTTGAAGATATTTCTTTTCCACGAGGCTGTAATGGCTTGAAAGAATATGCGGATTCTGTTACAATATACAAGAAGGGTACACCGATTCATGTAAAAGGTGCAATTCTATATAATCACTTTCTCAAGCAACACAATTTGACAAACAAGTATCCTTCAATAAAAGAAGGTGAGAAACTGAAGTTTACTTATCTCAAGACACCAAATCCGTTCAGAGATATGGTAGTTTCATTTCCAACTAGATTGCCGAAAGAATTTGAATTACAGAAATACATTGACTATGAAACACAATTTGAAAAAACTTTTCTTGAACCAATTAAATTAATTCTTGATTGTATCGATTGGAAAACAGAAAAGCAATCCACATTAGAGAGTTTCTTTTCATGAAAAATATACGAGTCATTAAAACTGGAATTAATGTTTCTAAGATAGTTAAACAGTTAAATGAAAATCCTGGAGACTGGAACTATCAACAGAAACTTCCTGAAAGTAAAGTTTTAGATCCGCATGTTTACATTAGTGAAGCTGCGGTTCTTCAGCTTGTTATCGGCACAATAGAAAATCCTGATGAATATGTTTTTGACGCGGAAGGATGCATGCCAGCACCAGCCTATTACAGACACACGGCTGCTGTTGCCTTCTTAAAAAGACACTTCAAAGATTTTAAACGCGCAGGATTTCTTGCGTTGCCTCCAGGTGGTGTGACTGGAAAACATATTGACTTTGGAAACTATTATTTGACCAAAGATAGATATCATCTATCAATTCAAGGTACATATGAATACAATGTAGAAGATGAATCAATTATTGTTGAGCCGGGCACATTGTTTTGGTTTGATAATAAGAAAGAACATTCAGCGAAAAATATAGGAAACGTGGATAGAATCACATTAGTATTTGATGTGCCACATTCTAAAGACAATCCATGATACATGTAATACTGCCATTTATAACTGCACTTGCGCTGTCTGGTATTGCAGCGTATTACTCAGTTATTGGTCTTGCACAAATCTTTCCCGGTTCATACTGGCCAATTATTATCATGGGCACAGTATTAGAAGCAGCAAAACTGGTAACTGTATCATGGGTGTATAATCATTGGAAAACAACATTCTCTGCACTCAAACTTTATTTTCTGATTGCAGTCGTGTTGTTGATGGGTATTACATCGATGGGCATATTTGGTTATCTGTCAAAAGCACACATTGAACATTCAAGCACAATAGCACCACAAGCGGCAAAGGTAGAAATCTATGATGAAAAGATCAAAGTTATTCAATCGCAAATTGAGAGGAACAACAAAAACCTTAGTCAGTATGATGAGGCTGTCGATCAAATTATGGGCCGCTCGAAAGATGAGAAAGGTGCCGAGAGGGCGAACCAAGTTCGTAAAGCCCAACAGAAAGACCGTGAGAGAATCATTGCTGAGACTAAGAGGCTTCAAAAAGAGATACAGACACTCACAGAGGAAAAGCTCCCTTTATCCTTGGAAGTTAAAAAGGCTGAATCGGATTTGGGACCTATAAAATATGTGGCTGAAGTTGTTTATGGTACACATGATCGTGACTTGATAGACAAAGCAGTTAGACTGGTAATCTTTATCATTATCATTGTATTTGACCCACTGGCTGTGTTATTATTGATAGCAGCAAATCAGACATATAAACGACACAAAGAGAATGATACCGAAAAACAAGTCATCAAAAAGAAAAAGAATGATATTGTAAAAAGTAAATGGACAGCACCGAGTAGAAGTTTGGAATCGTTCTTTGTAGACGATAAGCATGAAGTAATACCTAAAGACAAAATTGCAGATATTGGAGAAATGAATGAGCGTACTTGATAAATTAAAAAAAGCTTCAACGATTAAAGACAGTTCAATACTTTCTAAGTCAAAGTTTTTTACCGAAAAAGATATGATACAAACGGATGTACCAATGATAAATGTGGCACTTTCTGGTTCACTTGATGGTGGTATCACACCAGGTCTGACGATGTTCGCTGGTCCATCAAAGCACTTTAAGACTGCGTTTGCCTTATTGATGGCATCTGCATACATGAAAAAATATCCTGATGCTGCTGTTCTATTCTACGATTCTGAATTTGGCACACCACAAAAATATTTTGAAACATTTAACATCAATATGGACAATGTACTACATACACCTATTACTGATGTTGAACAGTTGAAACATGATATCATGAGTCAGTTACAAAATGTTGAGAAAGGTGATCGTGTTATCATCGTACTTGATTCAATTGGTAATCTAGCATCAAAGAAAGAAGTTGAAGATGCGATTGAAGGTAAGTCTGTTGCTGATATGTCACGCGCAAAACAGATCAAGAGTTTGTTCCGAATGATTACACCACACCTGACACTCAAAGATATACCGATGGTTGTTGTGAATCACACATATAAAGAAATTGGTATGTTCCCTAAAGACATCGTTGGCGGCGGTACAGGTTCTTATTACTCAGCAGACACAATCTGGATTCTCGGTCGTCAACAAGAAAAAACCGGCACAGAGTTGACTGGTTATAACTTTATCATCAATGTAGAAAAATCAAGATATGTCCGTGAAAAATCTAAAATACCTGTTACTGTATCTTTTGATGGTGGCATCAATAAGTGGTCTGGTCTATTGGATATTGCACTCGAAAGCAATTTCGTAACAAAACCAAGCAACGGTTGGTATGCTAAAGTTGATCAAGAAACTGGTGAAGTGTTAGATAAAAAACGATTTGATGATACTCAAACTGAAGAATTCTGGAAAGACATTCTTGCGGATGAAAGATTCAGAGAGTTCGTAAGGAAAAAATATGAAATCACTTATAGCTCCATTATGGGAGAAGATGTCGTTTTGGAACAAGAAGATGAAGAAGCCTCAGCATGAGATTGATTATGTCCTTATAGATTCTGATGATAAGACAAAAACTGGCATCGGAATCAAAACAGGTAAATTTGCTGGAGTATTATACCACTACGGAAAAGCAAGAATTACTGAAGAAGAAACTCACGCTAAGATGAGTTTCAGCTACACAATCATTTCTTCACCCGTAATACCTATCAACGAACTCATACAGAGCGAAGAATTTCATACGTTGATAGGAGATATTTTAACAGAAATTTTAATGAGTCAGGCAAGGGCAAATGAAGAGATTAGAATCAATAATACTGAAGAATTTGATATTTAATGAAGACTATGCCAGAAAAATACTTCCATTCATAAAAACAGAATATTTCACAGACAGTACAGAAAAAAACCTGTTTGAAGAAATCGATACGCATATTCATCAATTCAAACATCTTCCTACCTACGAATCACTTGTAATTAATTTTACAGAATCTAAGAATCTGACAGATGATCAGGTTCGAAGTGCTGTTCAAATGATTCGTGAAATCAACGCCGACAAAGAAGAACCCACAGATACAGAGTGGCTCATCAAACAAACTGAAAAGTTTTGTCAAGATAGAGCAATCTACAATGCTATCATGAAATCTGTCAAAATTCTTGATGACAAGAATCATAAAGAAGACAAGGGCATGATACCAAAACTATTGAGTGATGCACTTGGTGTGTCGTTCGATAGGTCTGTTGGTCATGATTATATTGATGATTCTGATACTCGGTTTGATTTTTATCACAGACACGAAACAAAAATACCTTTCGATCTAGACTTGTTCAACAAGATTACAAAAGGTGGTTTGCCAAAGAAGACTTTGAATATCGCACTTGCTGGTACGGGTGTTGGTAAATCTTTGTTTATGTGTCATGTTGCAGGTTCTTGTTTATCTCAAGGTCTGAATGTTTTGTATATCACAATGGAAATGGCAGAAGAGAGAATTGCTGAACGTATTGATGCAAATTTACTGAACATTGACATTGCCGATCTAAATGCAATTTCAAAGCAAGATTATGACCGAAAGTTTTCCGCACTCAAAGTCAACACACAGGGTAAGCTTATCATCAAAGAATATCCTACCGCAGCAGCATCAGCATTGCATTTTCGCGCATTGTTAAATGAATTGCAACTTAAAAAGAGTTTTCAACCCGACATCATTTTCATTGACTATCTTAATATTTGTGCAAGTGCTAGAATCAAGCCTGGTGCTAACGTAAATAGTTATTCTTATATTAAGGCTATTGCAGAAGAACTGAGGGGTCTGGCCGTTGAGTTTGATGTACCGATAGTATCTGCCACTCAGACTACCCGAAGCGGCTTCACCTCCAGCGATCCTGGGCTTGAGGATACGTCAGAATCATTTGGTCTTCCAGCTACAGCAGACTTTATGTTTGCTCTGATAAGTACCGAAGAGTTGCAACAATTGAATCAGATAATGATTAAGCAACTAAAGAACAGATACAATGATCCTAGCTATTTCAAACGATTTGTGGTAGGTATTGACAGAGCCAAGATGAAACTGTATGATGTAGAACAGTCAGCACAAGATGATCTGGTAGACTCAGGACAAAGTTATCAGGATGATAAGCCACTCAATACATTCGGTGATCGTGAGCGTCAATCTGGAACGAAAAACAAGTTCGGAGGCTTTAAAGTATAAATACTCTAATAAACTGGAGGATTTATGGCGGCACAACAAGGCTTTTTATATGAAAAAAATGCAGCAATGGAACTGAAAAAATTTGGTCTTGTTCCTAAGTCTTTTGTTCCAGCAGGAGCAGGACATGATCAACCAGATTTGATGTTAGAATACAAAAAGAAAAAGGCAGGTTGTGAATTAAAAATTACAGCAGCATCAGCAGGTTCTCTTGTCATGAAATATGATAGAGAAGATAAAAAAAATCCTTGGAAATTTGGCGACATCAAAAAAGATGACGATGAAAAATTGTTCATTAAAGATTTAGCATATGAAGTAGGATTATTTGACATTATCAGTAAACAATGGAAACAAGTCCCATATAAAAGGGAAAAAGACGATAAGTGGGAAGCAACTGCAGGTAAATTAACACCACAACAACGATATGAACGTGACCGTGATACATTCAAAGATATTCGTGGAGAAATACCTGCATCAAAAATTGAACAGTATTATAACAAAAAAGACACCTATTATGTAAATGTTGGAACACATGGTTTTTATTTGATGGGTTCAAAAAATCCATTGAAACTTGCAGATGTGCCGATGTTTGGTAAATCCGCAAAAGCAAGTTACAGAGCAAGAGTTCAATATAAAGGAAGTGGTAATTATCAATTTACGTTTGAAATGCAATTTTCAATTCCCGCAAATAGAAAATCTCCATACAATATTGCTCCCGTAAATGGCAAAAATGTTACAATAATAAAAAAAGACCTCAATCTAAGTTGTTTTCCCGAACTATGAAATTCATGGATTATCTAAGAGAAAGTAAAGAAGGAAAGAATGTTCATTTGGAACATTTGGAAGATAATGTACTGAACGCTGGCGTATCTGGTGCGCGTGAAGCAATTGAGTTTCTCCGTTCTTTGCGTAATATGCTTGCTGGTCATACTGGCTCAAAAATAAATGTGACCACAAAATGGGATGGCGCACCTGCTATCTTTGCTGGCACAAATCCAGAGAATGGTAAATTTTTTGTTGGTACTAAATCAGTATTTGCAAAAAATGCAAAATTGAATTATACTGACGAAGACATCGATGAAAATCATCCGAGTGGTGGTTTGAATGAAAAACTCAAACTTGCCCTAGCGTTCTTGCCTAAGTTGGGCATCAAAGGTGTGCTACAAGGCGACATGATGTTTTCAAAAGGAGATATTCAAACCGAAACAATTGAGGGTGAAGATTATATTACATTTCAACCAAATACAATCGTGTATGCTGTGCCAACCAAATCAAAGTTAGCACAAACGATGCTTACTGCACAAATTGGTGTTGTGTTTCACACATCGTATTCGGGTAAAACATTAGAAACGATGAAAGCATCATTTAATATTGATATCGGACATTTGAAGCCAACAAAAGACGTTTGGTTTCGTGATGCTGCGTTTACTGACGCATCTGGTTCAGCAACATTCACACAAGAAGAAACAGCAGCAATTACATCAATTTTGTCTAACGCGGGTCGTGTGTTTCAATCGATACCTGCATTGACATTAAATCGTATTGCTGCGTCGGATGTTTTCTTGACACAAATCAAAACATTCAATAACACAAAAGTTCGTGAAGGCAAAAAGATTGCTGACACAAGAGTTCACACACAAGAACTCATCAATTATGTTGAGGCAAAGCTAAACAAAGAAATACTAGCAGCAAAGAAAGATGACACAAAACAGAAACGCATCAAAGAGAAAAATGAAGTGATGCGTTTTTATCGGTCAAATGCCATTCAGTTGAAACAAATATTTGATTTGATGAATCTGATTGTCGATGCAAAGTTGATGATCATTCGTAAGTTGGAAACAATTAAAAACATAGGCACATTTGTTCGTACAGAAGATGGATTCAAGATTACGGCACCAGAAGGATTCGTCGCAGTTGATCATGTAGGCAAAGCGTTGAAACTAGTAGATAGACTAGAATTCAGTCACAAGAATTTTACAGCACAAAAGGCATGGGACAAATAATGGAATACGATATTAATAAAATTTTAGCAGAATATGCAGACGATGATTTTGGTTTTAGTACCGTAGATGAGGTAGAATATCAAGCAGTCATTGCAGAGAAAGATGAAACTGTTGAAGAATACAAAGCACGACTTCAGCAAGTAGAAAAAATTATCATGCCATTTTTGACGAATCTGTATAAAACTGCAAGTCAACCATACATTCATTGGCCAAATCGTGGACCAATCATTGAAAAACAAATGCAAAAAATTCTGACATTGACGAGGGGATAATGATTACGATATCAGCTTCAGCACTAAAGAAAATCAAATCAATCATCAACGAAGAAAGTCCTGATCTAAAATTGAGGGTGTTCGTTCAGGGCGGTGGTTGTTCTGGATTTCAATATGGATTTACATTAGAAGAATTGCCTGCGGCAGACGATGACTTTACTTTTGAAAAAGATGGTGTTGGTGTTGTTGTTGACAGTATGAGTATGCAATATATGAATGAAGCTGAAATTGATTATAAAGAAGATTTGATGGGCGCATCATTCACAATCAAAAATCCAAATGTAACTGCAACGTGTGGTTGTGGTTCATCATTCACGATATGAGAACTTTCAAAGACTTTTTAAAGGCAAACAAAGATCAAAGACAGGAGTTTGTGTCTAAAGCTGGTGCTGGAGAATGGGGAAGACCAGAACTGACTACTAAATATCTTGATGATACGCCTGGTCAGAGTCAACAACAATATAAAAAATACACAGGAAACTGGGCAACGACGGACATAAAATAAATTACTGGAGATATTATGAAGGACTGTATTGTGGGTTGTTCGACCAATTATGACTGGTCGAAACTAAAATATTGGGTAAATTCAATCAACGCATCAGGCTTTGAAGGCGACAAAGTTCTGATTCTAATGAACTGCGACAAAGAGACTACAGAAAAAGTAACTGACGCAGGCTTTTCAATTATAGCATTTAATCAAGATGCTGAAGGCAATCTTTTGTATGAATCAAATGTAATGGTTCATGTGGAAAGATTTATTCACATCAACAGACTTCTAGCACAAAATGATTACCGTTATGTAATCACAACAGACGTTAGAGATGTAATTTTCCAAAAGAATCCTATCACTTGGATTGAAGAGAATCTTCACGAAAATGAAGATTTAATTTTTTCTTCAGAAAGTATAAAATATAAAGATGAACCATGGGGTCGTGAAAACATATCACAATGCTATGGACTAGGAATTTATGAGCAGTATAAAAATAATACAATTTTCAATGTCGGTGTGATTGCTGGTCGTGGTCATGCGATGAGAGACTTAGCTTTACAAATTTTTCTAAACAGCATTAATCGACCGATTCCAATCGTGGATCAAGCTGTGTTTAACGTGATGATTTCAAGACATCCATATTTGAAGAATTCTTTATACACTAAATCGGAAGATGGATGGGCGTGTCAATTGGGCACAACCGCTGATCCAAGCAAAGTTCATTTATTCAGACCCGATCTTTTAGAACCATCACCAAAATTAGAGAACGATAAAGTTGTAACTTCAACAGGAATAGAGTATACTATTGTACATCAGTATGATCGTGTGCCAGAGTGGCGTAACGTGATAGAGGCAAAATATGACAAATAAAATTAAAGAATTATTCTGGGAACTTGGAAAGCAGTCCACTAAATGGTCAGGTTATTTTGATGTATATGAGAGACATCTTAGTAAATTTGTAGGCAAAAAGCCAAGAATCTTAGAGATTGGTATTCTTGGTGGTGGCTCAATAGAGTTGTGGTTAAAATATTTTGGTGAAGGCACAAGTGTTGTAGGACTAGATATTGAGCCTAAATCTTTAGAACACAAATATGATGGAAATGTAATAATCGTTATTGGTGATCAAAGTGATCCAGTTTTTTGGGATCAGTTTCTTCCTACACAAGAAAAATTTGACATTGTAATTGATGATGGTTCTCATATTATGAATCATCAAATTCTCACATCAAATAAAATATTTCCACACATAAAAGAAGGTGGTGTTTTTATCTGTGAGGATACACATACAAGTTATTGGCCACACCATTGGGGCGGATCATTCAGAGGTGCTGGAACTTTCATTGAACACTCAAAGCGTGTTACTGATATTGTCAATCATCAACATTTTCAAGGTTCACCTATCTCAAATGAAGCACTAGAGGTGTATAAAAATCTTTACTCAGTATCATTCTATAATAGTATGGTCGTTATGGAAAAAGAAGAATTGAAGCCGTTTGGTATTACTGATAACAAAGCAAACATTGGACGTGATCTATGAGAATAGCATTGTGTATTTCTGGTCAACCACGAATGTGGGAAAAAGGATTTGAGTATCATTATAAAAATATTATCAGCGGAAATGATGTAACGGTATTTTTACATTCTTGGGAAATGCCAGGAACACAAATCCATGAGATATCTGAAAAATATGGTGCTTATAGTTTTGTAACATCACCTAATCCAACAGTTGATTTATCAAAATATAAAAACACTCCAGCGCCATCGATAAACTGGAAAGTAAAAGATGGCCGCATGTCAACGTATGCACAGTTATATGCTATCAAAGAGTGTATGCAGAGTAAATGTGAATATGAAAAATACACAAATATGAAATTTGATTGGGTTGTTCGTTCACGTTTTGATTTTGCTGTTAATATTCGCATACCGTTCGACACTTTAAATCCTAACAAATTATACGTACCGAATTGTCGTGTGACACCGAATCGTGATTTTGGTAATGATCAATTTGCGTTTTCTTCTTCCGAAAACATGGACAAGTATGCAGATGCATATAATCATATTGATGAGTTCTATAATTGTGGTGTGCCTTATATGATGGAAGATTTCATGAGTGCTAATTGGAAATTACATGGTCTTGTTGGTAAAAATCTTGTATATTGTGACTTTAATCATCCGTTTCCACCAGGACCATACAACAGCACATGGCATTCATTACTCAGAGAAGACTTTGAAGAGTGGCTAAAATGAATCTGATAATTTGCATGGCAGGTTATAACACACGTTTTCACGATGTGGGTTTTGATATACCCAAATATCTTTTGCCATGGAATGACAAGACAATCATATATGAGATTTTAAAAAATCTTGGTTGGGTTACGCAACTTATCCTTGTGGCAAACAAAAGAGATGTTTACTTCAAAGATCAACTTGAAGAGGCAATCAAACCACTAGGCTGGAATGAAAGTAACATTTTGTATATTGGCGATACAAAAGGTCAAGCACACACAGCAGCGATTGGTATTGAACAACTCAACAACAAAAATTTACCAACATTCGTTCACAATGCAGATACCATCATCAAAGGTCGTCGTATAGATTTTATTGCTGACGATTTGACTGCAAAGTATGATGCATACATTGATGTATTTGTGGGCAACTCACCAAAGTATTCTTACGTTCGTGCATATGAAAATATAATTACGGAAATTGTAGAGAAAAAACAAATATCACCATATGCATCATCTGGTTTTTACGGCTTTTTAACAGGACATCTTTACCTAGAATACTACAACAAATTAATTCAAACTGATGGTGAATTGTATATTGCAAATGTGATTCAAAGTATGATAGAATCTAATAAACAAGTGTTTATGAATCCTCTAGGTAACAACCAAGAGACTATTGTATTAGGCAGTCCACAAGAATATGGCATAGAGATAGCAAGACAAGCATTGGGTGCAAAATGAAATCGATATCATTAAAAGGAGGTTCACTTAGCAAGACTTATTGGATGCCAAGTGAAAAAATTGTTCGTAAAGAAGTTTCAAGAATACAGAATCGTGAGTACGGTTTCATGCGTTGGTACTCACAATTGAAAAAGTTACAAGAATACAATACTCTGTATCCTGGATTGTTTCCTAAAGTTGTGAATGTTGGTTCTGATGCGAAGACTGCATGGTTCGATCTTGAATATCTTGAAGGTTTTCGTGATATCAAAAGCATTCTCAGTAAAGACATATTAAACGAAGAGCAAATCTTCAAAATGAGTAAGGCAGTTTGGAAAGGACTGAACACAATTCATTCAGTCAAAAAAGAACCAATTAAAGGTGCGCCAAGTTTATATTTCGAAGAAGAGATACAACAAAAGATTGATGATGCAATTAAGATACCTTCATTCCAAGAATTTTTTTATCGTGGCTCATATGGCCTAAACAACAAAGTTGTAATTGGAATTGCTGGTTATTTGTATGATCTTCATAACTACTTCAATGAACTAGAAAATGATGAAGAGTGCAACATACATGGCAATCCAACACTTGAAAACATCATGTATTCATTCGAAGAAGACCGTGTGGTTTTTATTGACACATATGATGAGAGTATGTGGAACACCAAGTATCTTGATTACGCACAGGTGTTGCAATGCTCACGCAGTCACTATGGTTTTATTAATGACCGCGATGTTCGTGTGACGGGTATCGATTTCTTCAATCCAAATAGAGGTACAGAACACTTCGATACATTCAATAAACACTTTATCTCTGAGTTGCCAGAAGATAAAATGAAACTCATAGATATATTAGAAGCATCACAGTTTATTCGTATGCTGCCATTCAAGTTAATTGCTGGCGACATCAACAAAGCAAAATATTTTTATGTTCATGCATGTGAATTGTTTGGTAAGGTAATGAGATGAGTTTAGACTTTATGATGGATTATGACAAGTTCAAACGAACTTGGTCGGTAAAAACAGAACTACCTGTAGAATTCAAACTTACATATTCTGCTGATATCTTTAGCCCAGGTAATCAAGATATTGTAAACATCACGAATAGTGAACGTAGAATTATCGTCATTGATTCTGAAGTACATGATTTATACAAAGACAGTATCGCAGCATATTTTGGTGCAGTCAAATTGAGTTGTAAGATATTATGTGTAGACTGTAAAGAAGAAAACAAGAATTGGAAAAATGTTGATCGTATTTTGGACTTTTTTGAACAATATGGAGTATTGCGCCGTGAACCTATTATCGCAATTGGCGGAGGTGTTCTGCTGGACATTGTTGGTTTTGCTTGTAGCATATACCGTCGTGGAATTCCCTACGTTAAGATTCCCACAACACTTCTTGCCATCGTTGACGCTTCTGTAGGCTCTAAAGTCGGAGTCAATCATATAGGTAGACGCAATCGTATTGGTGCATACTATCCACCACTTGCGACATACATTGATAAAAAGTTTATTAAGACGCAAAGTGAACGAGAAATCATCAATGGTATTGCAGAAATATTCAAACTTGCAGTCATCAAATCGCCAGAATTGTTTCATCTACTAGAAGAGAACGCAGAGATATTAATTGATGAAAAGTTTCAATATGGTGCTGTGCCAGTTCGTGTAATCAATCTTGCTATTACAGACATGATTGCAGAGTTAGGACCAAATCTGTGGGAAAAACGATTAGATCGCTGTGTAGATTTTGGTCACACATTCAGTCCTATAATTGAGATGGCCAATATACCAGAGTTGTTGCATGGTGAAGCAGTAGCATTGGATTGTTTGTATAGTTCGTGCATTTCATTCATTCGTGGTTATATCGATACAGTTCAATTGAAACGAATTTTTGATGTTGCAAAGAGATTGAAACTAAAAACATTTCATAAAGATTTTACCAACATGAAGTATTTGTTAGAGAGTCTGCGTGACGCAACTAAACATCGTAATGGTAATCAGTATGCACCATTGCCTATTGCAATTGGTAATTACAAAATTGTGAATGATCTTACTGAAGGTGAAATGAAACTTGCGATTGATGTTTTTGAGGAGATGTGATGCGTAAAGTTGCTGTGGTGACTGGTTGTAGTTATGGTCTTGGTTATGATATTGCAAACAGATTGATTGATGAAGGTTACTTTGTATACGGTATTTCACGCTCAGAGCCATCGCCGAATCTTTCGGCATATCCAGATACATTTCAATGGATAGAATGTGATATCTCAAACGCACAAGAAGTTAATATGGCATTTAGAGAAATTGGCACATACATTGATGTTCTCGTAAATAATGCTGGTGTATATGGTTGGGGCGTATTTAAAACTGATTCCACAGTTAAGATGATTGATAACATAATTGATTTGAATGTCAAAGGCACGATGTATGTGACAAGAGAAGCTCTCCAACTCATGAACAAAGGTAGCGATATAATTTTTATTAACTCCGTTGCAGGTCTTGCTGAAATGGAATTGGAAGCAATTTACTCTGCATCTAAACACGCAATTACCGCTTTTGCTGGTGCATTAGGTGCAGAATTACACACTCAAATGGATGAAATTCGTGTTACAAGTATTCACCCCGGAGGTATAAAAACACCAATGCAGGATCATCACGCATATAAAGACAAATTTATGCATCCAGAAGAAGTAACAGACGCTCTAATACATGTACTCAATTCAAAAGCAACATATAAAACAATTAAATTATTTTCGGAGTTTGAATGGCATCAATAATACCTGATCAAAAATTATTCATCGTAACCTCGGCGCTGAATGCAACACTAGGTAACATTACACACGAAGAGAGATTAGAACAAACCATTCAAGGACTCAAAAAACTGAGAGAGTCTGTTCCAGATTGTATTGTATTGTTTGTCGATGGATCACCTCAGAAAATTGAAAAAGAAAAGATTTTGGAAATTTCAAATTTGGTAGACTTTGTTGCTGATTTTTCAACAGATGAAATTGTCAATAGATTTGCAAAACAAAAGAAGAAGAGTGAAGCTGAGTGTGCTTTACTCATAAAAACTTTACTGCTTTTGAAGCAAGAACCTAGCATGATGAGAGTCCTACATTCAGTAAATCGCATTTTCAAAATATCCGCAAGAACCGATCTTTTGGAAGATTTTAACGTGTATGAACACGATAGATGGGGTAAATATGTGTTCAAAAAACGCATTCCGACTTGGATATCAGACAGTAGAAATGAGTTTGCTACCGATCTTTTAATCACAAGAATGTTTTCTTTTTGTCCATCTTTAATAGACGATTATATAAGAACTCTTGGTGCCAACATCAATATCATCACACAAACGGAAATTGATACAGAACACGCTCATTTTTTGAACATAAACAAAGAATTATTGGTGGAATTAGACCAGATTCATTGTCAAGGTACCGTAGCCACCACAAAAACGCTAGAAGTTTACTAAATACTAAATAACATAAAACAACTGCTGTAGAGGCGGAAACATATGAAATTTAGCGATTTTCTGCGTGAGCAGAAAGAAAAACATGCTGTCCTAGCATTTGGACGCATGAATCCGATTACAAACGGTCACGAAAAAGTAGTTAAAACCGTTAAAAAACTTGCCAAACAAGTTGGCGGTTCACATCATATTGTCCTGTCACACTCACAGGATGCAAAGAAAAATCCCCTTACAGTAGAACAAAAGATCAAACATGCTAAACATGCGTTTGCCGACACAAACTTTGTAGCAGCATCCAAAGAATCGCCTACATTCTTTGATTATGCAGAAAAACTATACAAACAAGGCGTAACTCATCTTCACATGGTTGCTGGTTCTGATCGTGCTGTTGAATATGTAAAATTACTTCAAAAATATAATGGCACACATAAAGGTGCCCGTTTCAATTTCAAATATGTTGGTGTAGAATCCGCTGGTGAACGTGATCCAGATGCAGAAGGTGCAGAAGGAATTTCTGCATCAAAGATGCGTGACGCTGCAAAGAACGGAGACTTTGATACTTTCAAAAAAGGTGCGCCATCAACAATGTCAGTTGCTCAAGTCAAACAAATGTATAACGATGTTCGTAAAGGTATGAGACTTCATGAAGAAATACTTCGTGAAGGTGTTCATGACAAAGGTATTTTCAAAGCAGTATTTCTAGGTGGTGGTCCCGGTTCAGGTAAAGACTATGTGTTAAGCAAAACACTTGATGGTCATGGTCTGACAGAAATCAATTCTGACAAAGCACTTGAGTATTTGATGGACAAAGAAGGTCTTGATAAGAAGATGCCTGATGATGAAGAAGCACAACGTAATGCAGTTCGCAAGAGAGCAAAAAATGTAACGGAATTACGTCAGCGCCTTGCACTTCATGGACGTAATGGATTAATTATCAATGGTACAGGTGATGATCCAGAAAAGTATGCAAAACTTAAAGACATGCTTGAAAAGTTAGGCTATGAAACACAGATGATCATGGTCAACACAGCAGACGAGGTTTCAAAAGAAAGAAACATCGAACGTGGTCAGCGCGGTGGTCGTACTGTACCAGAAAACATTCGTAAAGAAAAATGGGATTCTGTGCAAGCAGCACGACCAATGTTTGGTAAAATATTTCGTGACAATTACATTGAGTTTGATAATTCAGAAGATTTGCGTACCGCATCTCCAGATGTTGTGGAAGCAAAGACCAAAGAATTAGACGGCATTTTTAAGAGCGTACAAAAATTTGTTGCAAAACCACCTAAGAATGATGATGCAAAAGGCTGGATTGCTACTGAACTCGGCAAGAAAGATACCGCACCGATTCGTACCGACATGAAACCACACGCTGATGCAGGCACACATGATGACATGAACACGATGGGACTTGAATACTATGGTTTTGGTCGTTATGGTAAAGATGGTAAAGTAACACACCGTTCTGTACACGGCAGTCTTGTGCCAGTTGAGAAGATTGCAAAAACTGTTGAAACACATCAAAAGAAAATGTCAAAAGTAAATGAGGCATTTGATAAACTCATCAATGAAGCAGTTACAGTTTCGATTACTGGCGACACAGTAGAAGAAGTTACTAAAACAATTCGTTTGCTGAAAACGGACGAAGAAGAAATGACTGAGGAAGAAGAAGTGAATACAATGTCTGATCCTGGTGCATACAATCTACTGACACTCGGTACAGGCATGATCAAAGAAGATTTGCGTAATTGGTTTAATCCAAAACATCCAGAGGGTGGTTGGAAACGAATCAATTCTAAAGGTGAAGCAATAGGTCCTTGTGCAAGAGAAGAGGGTGAACCAAAGCCAAAATGCATGTCAAATGCAAAGAGAGCAATGCTTTCTAAAAAAGAACGCGCATCAGCAGTTGCATCAAAACGCCGTCATGATCCAAATCCAGAACGCAAGGGCGAACCAATTAATGTGTCAAGTTTTGGTAAAGGCAAAATTAGTGAAGCCGCATACGAGGGCAACATTGGCATGATGGAAGTTATGAAGTTCCATCAGAAAGCCACACCAGAACAAAAGAAAAAGTTCAAAGAACATCTTGCAAACAAAAATCACAAAGAAGCATGGAAAATGATTCAACATGTTTCTGGTACAAAGTTGATCGGTAAACAATTTGAAGAAACCGAAAAGAAGCAAAAACTGTTGACAGATAAAAATGGTAAACCAAGATTGTTTTTCATTCGTGGTTCAGCAGCAAAAGAAGCACATCAAAAAAATGGTACAGTAGCAAAAGTTGGTAAAAGATATGTCGTTAAACTAAAAGAGGACTTATATGAAGTACATTCACCTAATAATTCTGCGATTGAAGCAGTTTATGGACAGAATAACTCCACCCCGTCAGCCGAGCAACTTGGAAAAGTCAGAGCCAGTACTGGAAGAAAAGAACGACCAGCCCTCGACAAACCCGTTGCCGAAGGAAGAAGAACAATCAGTCTTGCCAGCATCAAAGAAAACTGGCAGAAAAAAATCCAAGAGTCAATAGACAAAGGAATAGAACCAGGCATTTCAATGGCAGGTGCTGGTGAAAGCCCTGCAAGAGATATGGGTGAGAAACCAGATCGTGATGGTAAAGCAACACAAGTTACATGCAATGGTACAGGCGCAGGTGCAATATGTCCTAAACACGGAATGAAAAATTGCAGGCTTGCAGAATTAACTGGTGATGAAACAACAGCAAGTATCGGCGATCAAAAAGAAGATGAATTGAAGAAAAAAGGTATATCACTCACAACATTCAAGAAAAAAAATTACATATGAAAACTTTCAAACAAATGATAGATGAGAGATGTTGGCCTGGGTACAAGCCTGTGCCAGGTAAAAAACCGTATTCATTAGGTTCTTGTCAAAAAGAAGAGATTGAAGAATTGGAAGAAAAAGGTCCTGGTTTGTGGGCAAATATTCGTGCAAAGAAAGCACGAGGTGAGCGTATGAGAAAGCCAGGAGAAGAAGGTGCACCAACTGATGCTCAAATCAAATCAATTAGAGCAAGTGAAGAAGTGGAACTAAGTGAATTGTCTAAATCAACTTTAGGTTCTTATCTGGTTAAAGCAAGTACAAATGCAAGACAATTAGAAGGAAGTAGAGTGCGTGGTGGAACACAAAGAGGAAAGTTTCTTGCTTATAAAAAAATAAAAAAAGATATATCAAACAGATACGCTGGCATGGACCGTGCTATTTCAAAATTCCATTCAAAGTTAAATAAAGAAGAGTATGAACAAGATGATGGCGCATTGACTGAAGATCAACTAGAACAAATGAGAGAAGCAGCAGCATGGGAACGCGCAGAAGGTAAAAACCCAGAAGGCGGTTTGAATCGAAAAGGTATTGAATCATACCGTCGTGAGAATCCAGGTTCAAAGTTATCAATGGCAGTAACAACAAAACCTTCTAAGCTTGACCCAGATTCTAAAGCAGCAAAGCGCCGCAAATCATTTTGTGCAAGAATGGGTGGAATGAAAAAAAGATTAACATCAGCAAAGACTGCAAAAGATCCAGATTCACGCATTAACAAAGCATTGAGAAAGTGGAACTGCTGATGAAAACATTTAAGTCCTTCATAGTTGAAGAAAAGAAAGCAACAATAACTAAGAAAGAAAGTTATCGTGGCAGAACAACAGCCGATGTTGAATATAATGTACATGATGAAAATGGCCGTCATATTAGAACCACAAAAACTAAAAAAGAAGCAAAAATGTGGAAAGATATGCATGAACTATCAAGGGAAGAAATGCATAAAAAATATCCGGAGTTAAAGCCAAAATAAGAAAATGGAACTGCTAAGTGGCACAGTTTAGAACAGACCTACACAAGATAGATTCGGGACAAGTATTCACTCGGTATGAAGTGAATATGATGTCTGATCGTCTTACACCATCTGGCACAATTACGGATGCGTTTGGTCGTCTTCGTCTATCACAACCATTTACTCTTTTTGATAGCACACATCGCTTTGCTGACAACGGACTGTGGTCAACATCAAATACAGCAGGAAATAGTTCTTATAATTTTGTAACGAATAAAAGTCTCATTGAAATGACTGTAGGAACTACAGCAAATGCTGAAGTCATTCGTGAAACAACAAGAGTGTTTTCATATCAACCAGGTAAGTCTTTGTTAATGATGTCGTCATTTGCTATGGAAACACCTAAAGCAAATGTTCGTCAAAGAGTTGGTTATTATGGTGCTGAGAATGGTATCTATCTTGAGAATGATGGAACGACTAATTATTTCGTGTTGAGAAGCAATACAACAGGTACGATTACAGAAACAAAAGTTGCACAAACAGATTGGAGTATAGACAAGTTTGACGGCACGGGTTATTCATCTCAAAGTGGTGGTGCTGAACATACTGATGGCATTGATATAAGTAAAACAAATATTCTCTGGATGGATGTTGAATGGCTTGGCGTTGGTGATGTTCGTTGTGGATTTGTGGTTGATGGTAAAATGGTTCCTGCCCACATATTTCACAATGATAATAAGAATTTGGTTCCTTATATGACAACGGCATCTTTACCGTTGCGTTATGAAATCAAGAACACAGGTATTACAACAAGTAATTCCACACTCAAACAGATTTGTTCAACCGTTATGTCTGAAGGTGGATATGAATTGCTTGGATCGCAGCAAGCCGTAGGCACACCAGTTACTAGCCCAATTGATTTGGCCGCTGCTGGAACATATTATAATCTCATTTCTTTGAGATTGAAATCGGATAAATTAGATGCGATTGTCATTATTACTGCACTATCTTTATTAGCCTTAACTAACAACTCATATTATAACTGGCAACTCAGGGCAGGTGGCACAACAACAGGTGGAACTTGGGTTAGTGCAGGAGATAATTCGTCTGTTGAATATAAATTAGATGCCGCAACAATTTCAGGTGGAAGAATATTAGCATCGGGCTTTACAACTTCTACTACACAAAGCTCTATACCAGTGGATATTCTTAGAGAAGCACTATTCAAATTTCAATTAGAAAGAAATGGATTGACCAATACACCCTTCGAACTCACATTATGCGTAGCAGCATCAGTTAATGGTTCTGATATCTACGCATCGATGGATTGGGAAGAAGTCACAAGATAACAAAAACTAAATCAGGAGAACAAAAATGTCAATTTTTCATGACAAAAATCTAAAAAGTGTTGCGGAAGCAGCAGCAAAGATCATGGCTGAAACAAGTCATGAATTAAAGGGCAACCAACATAAAATTGACGCCAATAAAAATGGCAAAATTGATGCTCACGACTTTAAGCTTCTGCGTGGTAAGAAAGACACAAAGAAAGACATGCAAGAAGGTGTTAAAGGTGCAGCAGTTGGTGGTGCATTAGGTGCTATGGCAGGTGGTCCAGTTGGCGCAGCAGTTGGTGGTGCATTAGGTCATGCGGCTGGTGAGGTTCTTTCAAGCGCAAAAAATAAAGCAAAAACAATGGGTCGTGTTGCTGTGGGTCCTTCAATGGCCGATAGCAAAATGAAGAAAGAAGAGATTGAGCAACTTGATGAAGTTGGTGATACACCATCAGGTAGAAAAACACTAAGCTCATATGTCAACAAAGCAATTGGTGACAAATCAAAAGATCGCTCAAAAGGTTTGCGTAAAGCAACATCACGCCTCTACAAAGACAACTTCTACGGCAAAAAAACAAATGAAGAAGTTGAACAGATTGATGAGATCAGTTTAGATTTAGCAAAAAGAGCCAGAGATAAAGCCGAGCATATGGTTGATGCGGATCATGACGATATGAGAGATAAACCATATGGTTATAGTGAAAAGCAAAGAGTCAAGTTTCAAAAATACGTTGACAAAAAAGAGTCAAAGAAAAACGTAAAAGAAGAAGTTGAACTTGATGAAGCATTTCCAACTGTAGCAGATGCAAAGAAGCGTATGGATGCAGGTAAAACAGCAACAGGTTCAGTCACAAAAACTGCAACAGGTCTTGTTCATAAGCGTGACTACAAAGATGATGATAATGATGAAGCACCAAAAAAATCAACAGGTTATGGCGCGCGTCAAAACTACAAGCGTTCAACCCGTGTCAATGAGGCAGCATCATTTACAGAAATGCTTGAACTGTACAATGAGCATGGTCTGAAAGTGTTAGCACCAATTGAAACAGAAGAGATGGACATTGATGGCACGATGATTGAAGTTATTGATGCAGATCAAGTGAACGGTTTCGTTCAAACTGAAATTGAGGAAGGCATCATGGACGTTGCAAAAGGTGCGGTAGGTGTAGTAAAAAATGTCATTTCAAAAGAAAAAGAGTATCAAGCACAAAAGCAGAAAAAAGCAGGCGAAGTTTTGAGAAAACTTCGTAAAGAAGAATCACTATCAGAAGAACCAACAAATGATGAGTTCACAAAAGAATATGAAGACCAAAAAGCAAGTTTTGAAGGTAAAAAGAAACAACCAAAAGTTGCTGCTGGTAAAACAACTGGTGTAAAAGAAATGCCTGAGAGTTATCAGCAAATTGATGAGCGTGAACTATCAACTGGTGAAGCCAAGAAAAAAGAAGAATATGTCAAAGGCATGAAGAAGGGTCTTTCTGGCTTTAAACAGCGTTATGGTGAACGTGCTAAATCTGTAATGTATGCAACGGCTACAAAAATGGCTAAAAAGGACTAATTATGTCAGTCGCAGATAAATTACATCAACGACAAATGGCTCTGCGTAAGAAGTCGGGACTACCACATCCCGACTATTACAAAGAGTTGGGGCATTCATACAATATTTCTGATGATAACGAAAGACTTGCGAAGCAGGCTGAAATCAAAAAGAAATATAAAGTTGAAGAAGTTGAACAACTTGATGAGATGCCAGAGTCAAGCATGAAGACACGCGATGTTCATGCACATTTAAAAAAGTCTGGCTGGTCACTCAAACGCACAGGTGGTGGTCATGATGTTTATGCTCACCCCAAATCAGAGAAACATATTGCTGTGCCAAGACATAAACAACTCAAAGCACCATTAATTCGTGGTATTATGAAAGCATCAAGAGTTTCTGAAGAAACCGAAATTGATGAGCAACTTCACAAGAAAGGAAAGTTTGTGTCAGGTCCAGTTAAAAAACCATACAAATCACCTACCGTGGTTTCACCAATTAGAGAAGCAAAAGATTCGCGTGAGTATGATTACGAAGGCGATATGGCAATGTCACAACTTCGGTCGTTAGTTTTTAATGCAGAAGATTTGATGGAAATGATGGATGAAAACACAAATCTTCCTGAGTGGGTGCAATCAAAAATTACACTTGCTGAAGATTATATCTCTACAGCAGCAAACTATCTGCGTGGTGAATTATCGGAGTCGGTTAGTTTGAATGAAGGTCGTCCATCACAGCGTCATCCACTAGAGGGTCATGAGTATCACAAAAAATCTAATGCCGAGTTGATTGGTATTGCTAAAGATGCACACGCTGCTGCTGAAGCAATGAAAGGACACAGTCCACGGGCAGAGAACAAATATCGTGATCAAGCAAACGATTCTGCAACAGTAAGATATTTCCGTCAAAAGAGTGGCATGCCCGACTGGTACAAGAAGAAGTATGGACATGTCAAGGAAGAAGTTGAACAGTTGGAAGAAAAGAATGTACCAACTTCACCTGAGAAGTGGGCGCAGGCTAAAGCACAAGCAAAGCAAAAGTTTGATGTATATCCTTCAGCATATGCAAATGGTTGGGCTGCAAAGAAATACAAAGAAATGGGTGGTGGTTGGAAGTCTGTAAACGAAGACACGGATGATCCAAGCGCAGCAGCAAGAACTCTGTCACGTAAAGCACAAATCGTGAGAGATGCCGCAAAAGGAAAAAAGCAAGAACAAGAACAGGCATCGGACAAGTTTCAAAAAGACCCCGAATTGTCTAGCGATATGCAGAAAACATAAATAAACAATCAAAGATTTATAGGAGAAAAACATGCCACTTTGGGGAAATGTAGACGCATCTAACAATGCTCCAAACTTTTCGGGTTTAACTGGTTACGACACATCAACTACAGGTGAAAGTCTAGCCAACTCAGAAACATCATCAGTATTTTCAAATACTTACATGAGCGCAACCCGTACAAATGTAGAGTTTGGTGTATTTGGTATAGATACAACAGAAGAAGGACTGATTACCGATGGTCAACCAACACACGCTGGTTGGGTAGCCCGCACTAAAGGTGCTGGTCCTGTCGTATCAGTTTCGGCAAATACCGATGCTGTAGGTCCAGCAGCATCAGCCTGCACATATACACTGGTGCTTTCAGGTGGTGGTACAAACAATACCTCTGCACAAGTCAGCGTAACTACCGCTGATACTGGTAGAGTTACAGCAGTCACAGTTACAAATGCTGGATTGTACACGGGCACACCAACAGCAAACACATTTGGTAATACAGCATTTACCTTCACAATGGGCGGTCGTAATGGACGCACCACATTTGAAACTTTAGTAGCAATGGGTTCAATGACTGGTGATGCATCCGATGACGCTATCGCACCTGATTCTTAATTGAAATGGCGGCTGCTTTTGGGCAGCCGCATTCATTATGTCCTTTGAAAATCTGACTGAAGATAATATCATGTTGTATGCTGCAAAAGCGTATGATAAACCTAACTGTATCATGAGTGAATTTACTGAAGATATGAAACGTCTGAATTATCTTAAACGATTGTTCAGACGTTATCATAAACATGGTGAGATGCGTGAGCGGTTGATACTCAATCATATCGTCGTTTTATACAACCTTTTTGGACCTGAAGCGGTTGCAAGAATACTCTTCTACAACACAAGCAAAAGTGATTATAGTGCATTAAAAACTTATCTAACTTTTTTAAATCTAATGCCAGAAAAAATTCGTGGAATTAACGGAAAAGATATACTGTCATCGGATATTTTAATTGACATGAAAATTGCAGACGTTTTAAGAAATCTAAAATGATTATCGGACAAGGAGTATCAGTTGGTGGAGGAATTTATGTTGATGCGAAAAGTGATAATTTTCCACCAGAAGGTGTAAATAAATTGTATTATGGAGATTTAGGCAATCTTTTTGATGCTTCAACATATAGCGGAAGCGGCAATCAATGGATTGATACTCAGAGTGGTAACATTGCAACGCTGATTAATTCTCCAACGTACAGTACAGATTTTACAGGGTATTTCGAATTTAACGGCATCAATCAAAGAGCAACTGTTTCCGGAACGCCTTTAAATCCTGTAAGTTATACTAAGTGTGCTTGGTTTTATCTCAACGGGACTCAGGCAAATCATTTGATCAGTTTTAATGACGGTACTGGAACTGGTCACTACATGGCGTTTAATAACACAAACAAATTATATTGTGGACATACTTCATGGCCAGGGTTTCCACTTTCGTTTGAGTCCGTAACAACTTTCGATAATTTTGTTTGGTATTTTGTTGCAGTAACTTTTGACACAATTTCAGGAATGACGCTTTTTGTAAATGGAAGAGAAGATAGTAAATTTACCCTATATAAAACTCCTCCTGTTGCAAGTCAAATAGGTATCGCAAGCTATGACAATTTTGGACATTTCAAAGGAAGAATCGGCAGAGTTTATATCTATAACCGTGCATTGACCGCTGAAGAAGTGCGCTGGACTTTTAATGGAACCAGATATATTTACTCAATTTAACTAAATAGAACTATGTCTAACGAATTCAAAAAAGAATGTGGTAAAGGATACTATTGGTGCAGTACAGATAAAGTCTGTAAGCCACTACAAGAATCTATGGAAACTACAAAGTTTTGTCCTGCATGTAATAAAACAGAAAAACGCTCTGAGTGTGCATTTGGTCCAGAGTATTTTGATAAAAATGCAAGAAGCATGAAAGAAGATATGGGAGCACCAGCAAATGCGGTTGGTGGTGGTGCTATTGCTGGTCTTGGCGTTGGACAGCAAGGTGAACCTGGTGTAAAGAAACGCAAAACTGCAACATTCATTTCATTTATAAAGAGAAAGTCAAATGTGGCTTCTTAGTTTTTTGCCCAGTGGATTTCTTTTATTCATTATCAATACAGTTTTAATTTGCGGTGCTGTCGGTGCCGTAATTGGTTTTTTAGGTAGTAGGCTGCCAGTTGTTGGCAACTATGCAAACGTAATTAAATATGTTTCCATAGTATTACTCTGTATCGGCATATATTGGAAAGGAGGCTATAGCGTAGAGCAAGAGTGGCGTCAACGAGTGGCTGAATTAGAGGAGAAAGTGAAAGATGCAGAAGCGAAATCACAGCAGACAAATGTTGTTATTGAAACGAAAGTCAGAGAGAGAGTTAAGAGAGTCGTTGAAAAACGAGAGGTCGTTGTTGAGAAGATTAAAGAAGTGGAAAAAGTTATCGATGCAAAATGTGAACTTGATCCAAGCGTAGTAAACCTTTTGAATGAAGCAGCCAAAAAGCCATGAAAAAATTACTTATAGTTTTATTGCTTACTGGTTGTAGTACAACTGTGCCAGTGGCGCGTAAATTTCCTGAAATCCCAGATTCATTCAAGAATTCTTGTGCGCCACTGGCACAAATAAAAGAAGGCACAACCAAACTGAGTGAAGTGATTACGGTTGTTGCCGATAACTATACAGAGTATCACCTGTGTAGTGATAAAGTTGACATGTGGATAGAATGGTATAGATTACAAAAAGAGAATTTTGATTCTGTAAAATAAAACCTGAGGATACACATGGAACTTACAAAAGAACAACTAAAACAATTACTACCAAAGAATCCATATATTGACCAGTGGTACAAAGCATTAAGTCAATTGCTTCCTGATTATGAAATCAATACACCACAGCGCATTGCATCGTTTATTGCACAATGCGCTCACGAATCTGGTAATTTTGTTTTTCTTACTGAAAACTTGAATTACAAAGCGGAAAGTCTGATGAAGACATTTCCAAAATACTTCAAAGATTTAGCTACAGCAAAAGCTTACGAAAAGCAACCACAAAAAATTGCGAATAAAATCTATGCAGATCGCATGGGTAACGGTAACGAAGCATCTGGTGACGGATGGAAATATCGTGGTCGTGGATTAATTCAACTGACTGGCAAAACAAACTATACTTGGTTTGCAGCATCACTCGAAATCAGCTCAGAAGAAGCAGCGGAATATACACAAACATTTGAAGGTGCTGCACAATCAGCATGTTGGTTCTGGGAAACAAACAAACTGAATCAATATGCGGACACAGGTGACATTCTTACAATGACGAAGAGAATTAATGGTGGGACCATAGGACTTGAGGATCGCAAGAAACATTATGCACATGCTCTTCACGTTCTAGGAGTCCACTAATGAAATATCTAGCACTTCTATTATTACCATTATTAGTAGCGTGTGAAGAAAACTATCGTTATCCTTGTCAAGACCCAGAAAACTGGGATACAAAACAATGTAAAAAACCATACTGTAGCGCAAACGGAACTTGTCCTGAAGATTTGACACATTACGAAAAGAATAAAGCAGGTCAACCTTCACCACAATTTCAACAGGTTCCAAGTAAAGGAGAATGTAAATGATTAAAGATTTATGGTCAGGAGAAAGATATACAACAGAAGAACTCAATGCACGACTGAAGTTTTTTATCGGCATTGTTTTGGGATTAACACTATTCGGTATTGTCTTTGTTGTTCTTTATAGTTTGATTTTTGTTACTCAACCGATGAACGGTATGAGTCCTGTTGACAACAAGTTTTTTGAACTTATCATTCCTATTGCCACATTCTTGACAGGTACATTGTCAGGTATCATGCTTGCAGGTGACGATAAAGATTTGAGAGCAAAAGCACTTGATGCAGCAAACAAACCATATGTGCCACCGCCACCACCTCCAGTTGTGTCTGCGCCAGTTAGCACAGGTTTCGGAGCAACACCATCAGCAAGTCCATTTGATACTGTGGTAGATGCATTCTCATCATTTGCACCAACAGTTGCATCAGGTTTTGGTGGCAAAGATGCACCCGCACAGCCTCCGCATCCTGAAAAATGAAAAAGTTTTTGATGCAAATGCTTACCGCTGAAGGTGAGCAACAACCTTCCAGCAAGAGAGTAATTACCTTTTTGGCTTTTATTCTACTTGCTGTTGGGTTTATTGCCGAATTGTTTTTTGAAAGAAAGTTGAATCCATCGACGTTTGATGTTATGATGTATATTGTGCTAGGTGGATTAGGATTTACCGCATCTGAAAAGTTTACCTCAAAGGAAGAAAAATGAAAAAAGAAATTGCATTGATGTCGATGATTTTGGCTCTGCTTTTTGTACCACTTAGCAAAGGCGCTTTTGCTGCTGAAGAAAAGAAAGTGTGCGTCAAAGAGTATGACAATAAAACTAAAAAAGAAAAAGAAGTGTGCAAGACTATCAAAGTCCATAAGAAGTTAGAAGGCACAAAGATTCCAGAGAAGAAGTAAGAAATGGACGGAGAAGTAGCACTTAAAGTAGAGGTTGGCGTTCTCAAAGAGAAAGTCTATACCCTTGTAGACCTTTGTGAGAAGATGGATCGCGTTATCGAAAAACTTACTGATAACAACACAACAGTAGTCAACCAGATTTATAACGACATGGAAAAAAGAAGAGAAGATACCGCAAGTGATATCAAAGAACTTCATTCAAGAATAACTACCGTGGACAGAAATCTTTCAGATAAGATTGAGTTGACTGAGCGTAGAATTATGGATGAAATAAAATCACTACGCGATCATATTACTGAACATAATCAAAAAGAAGAAGATGATTTACAATCACTCATGAAATGGAAATGGATGGTTGCCGGTGGTGTAGTTGTAGTTGCATGGATTGTATCTAACCTTAAATTTGAACATTTGGCAAAGTTTTTTGGATAATTGATTTTTGTGAGCAGTAGTGTTATAATGATTGTATGGCTATATACATTGATTCAAAATATGTGAGATTGGTTTCTTCACGCTTGCGTAACTTCAAGCAGAAAAACACCAATCTTTGGAACTTCTCATGCCCATATTGCGGAGATTCCCAGACAAACAAACTCAAAGCCCGAGGCTATGTTTATGCTAAGGGCAATGATTTATTCTATCGCTGTCACAACTGTGGAGTAGGAACAAATGCAGCCAATTTCATCAAACATGTCGACCCATCACTACATGGAGAATATGTACTTGAGAAATACAAATCAGGTACAGGAACAGCGAACACATATCACAGAAAAAGTAGTGATACACCAAGAATCATTACCCAACCACCCAAATTTGGTCACATCAAAAAGCGCAGTATATTTGAACATGGGGAGTGGCTCAGTAATTTACCAAGTGGACATTTTTGTCTAAATTATGCACAGAATCGTTTGATACCTGAAGAACATTATGATAAGTTGTTGTTCACTTCAAATTATAAGATATTCTGTGACACACTAATTCCCAATCACGATAAAAAACTCATTGAAGATGCTAGGCTTGTTATACCCTTCTTCAATTATCAGAATGAATTAGTTGCAGTAAGTGGTCGTGCATTAGAAACAAGTGATCGCACACTACGTTATGTTACATTGCGTACAAATGATTCGGAGAATAAACTTATCTATGGCATGGATCGTGTAAATTTAGATGAACGTGTTTATCTTGTTGAAGGTCCGATCGACAGTTTGTTTTTGAAAAATTGTGTAGCATCTGGTGATGCAAATCTTGCGTTAACGGTGAAAAATATTCAAGCAAAAAAAATTACGCTTGTATTTGACAATGAGCCAAGAAATAAAGAAGTATGTAAGTTGATTGAAAATGCAATCAAATCGAATCACAATGTCGTAATTTGGCCAGATAACATTGAAGGTAAAGATATTAATGAGATGATTCTCAATGGTTTTTCATCTGGCGAAATTCAAGAGATTATAGATAGTAATACATTTTATGGACTTGAGGCTATAGCCAAATTTACATTTTGGAAGAAATTATGAACGAACGAATTAAAGAATGTATGTTCAGCGCTGGTTTGAATTCTAACTACGTCGAAGGATTCGACAGCATTTATTCGAATCAACTGGAAAAGTTTGCCAATTTGATTGTTAAGGAATGTATGCGTATGTGTGAAGTTACAGAGATGAGTTTTGTGACCCATGACTGTGATGTGGAAGCATCTGGTGCAATTACTGTAAAACAGTTTATTGCAGAACATTTTGAAATTGAAGAATAAAAAACACTAAATAACATTGTCACTCAAAAGGAGTCCAGTGTTATGTCTAAAAAGTATGTAAAAATATGGGAAGATTATAATGGTCAAAAGTTGCCAGAAAACATGGAAATTCATCATATAGATGGCAATCACGACAACAATGATCCAAACAATCTATTGGCAGTAACAATAGAACAACATTTAGAAATACATCAAAAGCAAAAAGATTATGGAGCAGTACAGGCTATTTTGATGAGAATCAATAGAAGTGAAAGTGACACAAAATTGCTTACCGAATGTGCATCCAAGCATCAAAAGAAATTACTCTCTGAGGGTAGGCACAATTTTCAATTGATGACTGAAGAAAGACGCAAAGAAATAAGTTATAAAGTAGGTAATCTTACCAAAGAAAAACAAATAGGATTACATAGAATAAATGCTGATCCTATTCTATCAAAACAAAATGCAACAAAAGCAGGTTTGACATCTAAAGAAAAAAAAGCAGGTTGGCACGATCCAGAAAAAAGTGGTAGTAATTATGTAAAGAATACATTTTGGTGGACTAATAGCATTACAGGTGAAAGAAAAAGAAGTCAGGATTGTCCTGGTAATAATTGGAATAAAGGAATGAAATAATGAGTGTGAAATTGATTGGTGTAACAGCACCTTTTGCTGGACACAATTCGGCAGAAGATATGATTGTTTATATGGCCAGAGTATCCAATCCAAAAAATCAAGACATGGTTCGAGGTAATGAGAAATTGATTAGGTATTGTATAAAAAATCAGCATTGGTCAATTTTTGAAATGGTCAACGTTGTTATGGAAATAAGTACAACAAGAGACATCGCAAGACAAATCTTGCGACACCGCAGTTTCTCTTTTCAAGAGTTTAGCCAACGATATGCTGACCCGACGAAAGATTTGGGATTTGATTTGCGTGAAGCAAGATTACAAGATACAAAGAATCGTCAAAACAGTATTGAAACTGATAATTATGCTCTAAAGACCTTATGGGAAGAGCAACAGCGTTTTATTATTGATTCTGCAAAGAGTGCATATGATTGGGCAATTGAGAATGGTATTGCAAAAGAACAAGCAAGAGCAGTATTGCCAGAGGGTAACACACAATCGCGCATGTACATGAATGGTACCTTGCGTAGTTGGATCCACTATTGCCAGTTGCGTATGTCAAATGGCACACAAAAAGAACACGCAGAGATAGCAATAGAATGTTGGAAAATCATTTCAGAAAAATTTCCAAACGTAGCGGTAGCATTAGAACAATAACAATGGAGAAGAAATGGTAGATATTAGCAGCATTAAAATAGACCTAGAGAGAGATAAATTATTCGATGAACTCGGAACCAAAAGACTTAAAGAATCATACATGCGAGAAACTGAATCAAGTCCTCAAGAAAGATTCGCATTCGTATCCGCAGCCTTTGCATCCAATCCTGATCATGCTCAAAGGCTTTACGATTATTCTAGTAAGCACTGGCTTTCTTATTCTACTCCTATTTTATCTTTTGGCCGTAGTAAGCGTGGTTTGCCTATCAGTTGTTTTTTACCCTATTTGGATGATTCAGCAGAAGGTTTGGTCAATACTTTATCGGAAGTAAACTGGTTATCAATGTTAGGAGGTGGTGTTGGAATTGGATTGGGAATTCGTTCTGCTGATGATAAGTCCGTTGGTATCATGCCTCATCTTCGGACTTATGATGCATCTTCATTGGCGTATAGGCAAGGTCGTACAAGGCGTGGCTCTTATGCTGCCTATCTTGATATCAGTCATCCTGATATTATTTCTTTCTTAGAGATGCGTAAGCCTACTGGTGATCCAAATTTACGCACATTAAATCTACACCACGGTATTAACATCACAGATGATTTTATGCAGTTGATTGAAAAATGTATGTTAGACCACGATGCAGATGATACATGGGAACTCAAAGATCCGCATAGCGGTGAAGTTAAAGACAGAGTATCGGCGCGTGAATTGTGGCAGCGCATCCTAGAAACACGCATGTTGACTGGCGAACCATACATTCACTTTATTGATACAAGTAATCGGTTGATGCCAGAATTTCAAAAACAAAAAGGTCTGAGTATCAAACAATCTAATTTGTGTTCTGAAATTATTTTACCTACAGACAAACAACGCACAGCCGTATGTTGCCTGTCGTCTGTAAATTTGGAGTATTATGATGATTGGAAAGATAATAAACTTTTTCTGCGGGACGTGGCGGAAATGCTTGATAATGTACTTCAGTATTTTATTGACAATGCTCCTGATGTTATACACAGAGCCAGGTTCTCTGCTCAACAAGAGCGCAGCATTGGTGTGGGGGCTCTTGGCTATCACGCTCTTCTTCAGAAAAAAAATATTGCGTTCGAATCTGCGGTAGCAAAGTCATTCAATAATCAAGTATTCAAACATATCAGAGAGAAACTAGACAATGCAAATCTTGAACTCGGTAAAATTCGTGGTGAGGCTCCTGACGCTGCTGGTACTGGCAAACGCTTTTCTCATCTCATGGCTATTGCACCCAATGCTTCTTCTTCTATTATTATGGGCAATACTTCTCCTAGCGTGGAGCCGTACCGTGCAAACGCCTACAGACAAGACACACTCTCAGGAGCATACCTGAACAAAAATAAATTCTTGGATAAAATCATCAAGGAGAAATGTGATGCAGACAGCAAATTGGACTATCAAGAAATCTGGTCATCTATCATTGCAAATGACGGTTCCGTTCAACATTTGGACTTCTTGGATGACTATACCAAAGATGTCTACAAAACTGGAATGGAAATTGACCAAAGATGGGTTGTGGACCACGCCGCTGACAGACAACATTACGTTGACCAAGCGCAATCCATTAACCTCTTTTTTAGACCTGATGTAAATGTTAAATATCTTCATGCAGTACATTTTCAAGCATGGAAACAAGGACTGAAAACATTATATTACTGCCGTTCAGAGAAACTAGCAAAGGCCGATAAAGTATCCAAGAAAATTGAACGTGAGATTATACAAGAGATTGATTTGAAACAATTGGCTACTGAGGAGGTCTGTTTAGCATGTGAGGGCTAAATGTCATTCGAACTAAATCCAAAGAAACCAAAACCACATCCAAAGCGACCGATATACAAAGAAAAAACTCCTGCTCCGTCAAAAGAGCAGGAGAAAAAAGACAATGACAAGAACAAACAAAAGTGAAAACCCTAGCACTATTTTTACATCAGCCGAAATGCTCTATTCAATCTGGTAACGGAATTATAAAAGCATTACACCCATTCTATAAATTTAAAATATTCACTAAACATGAAGTTGAAGACGATTTCTTTGATGACGTTGACATGGTTGTATTTCCTGGAGGTGTTGGTGATGCTGATTCTTGGGATTCTCTTCTCAAGTTTCATAAATCCAGAATACAGAAGTTTGTTGCAAACGGTGGACGCTATCTGGGAATATGCATGGGTGCCTATTGGGCTGATCACACTTATTTTGGGCTATCTTCAGACTTCAGAGTCGATCAATACATTACAAGACCAAACACCGATACCAAAAGACCCCATGCAAAACAAATGAAAGTTACTTGGGATAATAAACCCGAAGAACTTTTCTTTTATGATGGGTGTGCAATTTTTGGTGATGAAACAAAATATGATGTCATAGCACGATATCCTAATGGTGATGCAATGGCAGTTATACAGAATAGAATCGGTTTGATCGGCTGTCATCCAGAAGCAGAGCAACATTGGTATGAAGATTATACATGGATGAGAAAACGATGGAACGGCAGCAAAAACTATTTGCTGCTTGATTTTGTAAACAGATTAATGGAGAAGTAACATGATAGGTGAAATTATTATGTGGGGTTTCTTTTCTGCATGGGGCTGGTTTGGTGCAACATACATTAAAGAAAAAATATGGCCAGAAAAACCACCAATAGTACAAGAAGAAAAAAAGGAAACAAAGAATGAACAAAAATAAAGATTACAGCAATTTTGAAACACAAAAAGAAATACTGTTAGACTACTTACAAGTAATGATTGCGATTGAAGATTGGCATGGCGTATCAGATGTGGCAAATGATTTGCGCGAATTAGAAGCAAAGCAAAATTCAAACTACAAAAGCAAATAAGGAGATATTATGGCAAAGCAAACTGGTGTATCTAAACACAAAAAAGTACATAAACTGACTAAGCAAGGTGGACATAATAAAACATCTAGCATGAGTAAAACTGAAAAACGCTCATTTAAAAAGTACAGAGGACAAGGAAAATGAAGAAGATAGTTCGATTTACAGCATCGTGGTGTGGTCCCTGTAAAATGCTGGCTAAAACACTAGAAGAAGTGGACTCAAAACTACCAATTGAAGTTGTGGATATCGATATACATCCAGAAGTTGCAGCAGAATTTGGCATTCGTGGTGTACCCACATTGGTGATTGTTGAAGATAATATACCATCAAAAAGATTAGTAGGAAATAAAACAAAACAAGAAATAGAGGCATTCATCAATGATTAAAAAGCACGACACAAAACTAACAGACGAAAGAACAGCGTTCAAGCCTTTCGCATATCCATGGGCATATGAAAGTTGGCTCAAACATGAACAGAGTCATTGGCTTCATACTGAAGTACCTATGCTTGAAGATGTAAAAGATTGGAAGAATAAACTCACACAAGATGAGAAGAATTTTCTCACACACATTTTTAGATTTTTCACACAGGGTGATATTGACGTAGCTGGTGGTTATGTAAAGAATTATCTGCCATATTTTCCACAACCAGAAGTTCGTATGATGTTGTTGGGCTTTGCGGCGCGTGAAGCATTACACATTGCAGCATATTCACATTTGATTGAAACACTTGGTATGCCAGATACCACATATACGGAGTTTTTAGAATATGAAGAGATGCGTTCAAAACATGATTATGTTCTTGGTATTAGCACACAAAATGGCGATAGGGCTTCTACTGCTGCTCACATTGCAGTATTCTCTGCTTTTACCGAAGGAATGCAATTATTCAGTTCCTTTATCATGTTACTTAATTTTCCACGCACAGGCAAAATGAGAGGTATGGGACAAATCATTACGTGGTCAATCGTAGATGAAACACAACACGCAGAGTCTATGATTAAATTGTTCCGTACATATATCGAAGAGAACAAAGAAATTTGGAACGATGATCTGAAAAGTAAAATTTATACCATTGCAGAGAAAATGGTTGAACTTGAGGATAAGTTTATTGATTTGGCTTTTAACATGGGTGAGATGACTGGTCTAACAGCGGCAGATGTGAAGCAATACATTCGTTATATTGCAGATCGTAGACTGATTTCACTTGGACTCAAAGGTGTATTCAAAGTTAAAAAGAATCCACTACCATGGGTAGAAGAAATGATTAATGCACCAACACACACCAACTTTTTTGAAAATCGCGCAACAGATTATTCAAAGGGTGCATTGACAGGTAATTGGGAAACTGTATGGGGTAAGGCAGCGTAATACTAAATATAAAGTCTGATTGTCTTCGGCGATTGGACTATTAAAAAAAATTCCAAATTGTGACGGTTCCGTTACAGCAGAATAATTTTAGTAGTCTAACTCAAAGGAGATAATATGAAGAAGTTTTTAGTATCATTGTTACTTTTCACAGGAGTCGCATCCGCAGCAGAATTAACTGGCGCTGGTGCGACTTTTCCATTTCCAATCTATGCTAAATGGGCTGAAGCATACAAGGCAGCAACAGGCATAGGTCTGAATTATCAATCAATTGGTTCCGGTGGCGGCATCAAACAAATCAAAGCAAAGACAGTTGATTTTGGTGCAAGTGATATGCCATTGAAGCCTGAAGAATTAGACAAAGAAGGTCTAATTCAATTTCCAGCAGTAATTGGCGGTGTAGTGCCAGTATTCAATCTTGATGGTATATCAGCAGGTCAATTAAAATTAACACCAGAAGTTATTGCAAACATTCATCTTGGTAAAATCACAAAATGGAATGATAAATCAATCGTTGATTTGAATCCTGGTGTCAATCTACCATCATTAGCAATCACAGTTGTTCATCGTGCAGACGGTTCAGGTACTACATTTATTTGGACAAACTTTTTAGGTAAAGCAAATGCAGAGTTTGCGAAAACTGTTGGTGAAGGCACAGCAGTAAAATGGCCAGTTGGTGTAGGTGGTAAGGGTAATGAAGGTGTTGCTGTTCAAGTGCAACGTATCAAAGGTGCATTTGGTTATGTTGAATATGCATACGCAAAAAGAAACAAAATTGCACACGCACAATTAAAGAATCGTGATGGTGTTTTTGTACAACCAAGCGATGATTCATTCAAAGCCGCAGCAGCAAATGCAGATTGGAATAACGCACCAGGAATGTATTTGTTACTCACATGGCAAACAGGTAAAGAAGCGTGGCCAGCAACAGGCGCAAGTTTTATTCTCATGCATAAACAACAAGCAGATAGTTTAACAGGTCGTGCAGTTTTGAAATTCTTTGATTGGAGTTGGAAGAATGGCGCCAAGATGAGTGAAGAACTAGAATACGTTCATTTACCACAATCAGTCATCAAATTAAACCAAGACAATTGGAAAAAAGACTTAAAAGGTCCTGACAACAACCCAATTTGGAAATAAGGATAAATTATGAAACTATTTAAAAAATTATCTATCGTAGTTGCACTTGCAGCAGTAATTCCTGCATATGCTGATGAGTATAAAGATACATTGAATATTCTAAGAGAGAAGAATATAATCACTCAAAAAGAATATGAATCAAAACTCAATGCATATGAAGAAAAAGAAGAAAACAAAAAGTTTGCAGAACAAAGAATCGATAAAGATGTTAGTGATTCGGTCAAATATAGACAAGCAAGAGCAAACGACGGTTCAGTCACAGAAAATGGACTTGGACTCAAATCAAAAGATGGTAACAATACGGCGCAGTTTACAGGTCGAATTCACATGGACTATCGACACTACACACCAGATTACGGTGTCGGTCAAACCACGGATTCGTATCAGAACTTAGCAGAAGTTCGTCGTGCAAGATTTGGTGTTCGTGGCCAGTTTGCAAAAGACTTCAAATATCAATTACTAGCAAACTTTGGTGCAAGTGATGGCTTTAGTTCTACATCATCAACAGCAGATGAGATGTGGGTAAACTATGCAGCAAATCCAGAAATGCAATTTCAATTTGGTTTATTCAAGATGCCATTTAGTCTTGAACAAATGACAAGTTCAAACAATCTAGATTTTATGGAACGTAGTTTGATTGGTCAGAATGATACTGAATTTATTCCTGCAAAAGAAACTGGTTTCATGTTACATGGTGTGCCAAAAGCTGGTCTTACATATGCTATAGCAGCAAGTAGAGGCAAATCCAATAAGAGCGCAGAGTTCGATGGACTTGATTATATTGGTCGTGTAACAACTAATATTGCTGAACTAACAGGCAGCAAAGCATATACTGCACACTTGGGTGCAGCATACAGCACAGGTGAAATTAAGAGTGGTGTTGCACCAGCCAGTGGTAGAACAGAATCTCGTATGCAGTCTGGTTGGTTTACCGGTCCTGCATTGGGTGGTGCTACTACAAGAACACGACAGGGACTTGAAGCAGCATTTGCATATAACGGTTTAAAAGTTCAAGGCGAACAGTTCAATTTTAAATATGATGCTGCAACAGGTAGTGACCAAGAAATCAAAGGGTACTATGTACAAGCAGTTTATAATTTAACTGGTGAATCACATGCATACAAAGATGGTGCGTTTGGTTGGATTAAACCAAATAATCCAATCGACAAAGGTGGTCGTGGTGCATGGCAAGTTGGTGTGCGTATGAGTGAGTTTGATGCAAGTGATGTATCCGTTGCAACAGGCAAATCAAATCGTGCTACTGCTATGACATATGGCATCACCTGGTTCTGTACCGACAATCTACGTTTCATGTTAAACTATGTTGATACTAAGTTTGATGCGTTAGTTGGTTCTTCAGGTAGTCGTGTAACAGGTGATAAAGCAATTATGTTTAGAAGTCAATTAAGCTTCTAAATTTTCACTCTAAATAGGTATTTCAAGGAGGTATTATGAAATACCTATTTTCCTTTATAATTGCCGCATTTTTGACTATTTCTGCATTTGCGGCAAATCAATTTGAACTCAGATTTGAAGGTAACAAAGTCATTCATCAAGATTCCGACTGGGAATTTCTAATGCATGAACATGGCTACAATTTCTCAATGAGTAAAAAAATTGATATGCTAGATAAAGATAGTTTTATCGTGCATTCATTTATTGAGTTTGATTATCCTTATACATATAGTATGTTTAATGAGCCTACGCATAAAATATATACAATGGGTGTTATAAGTTGCTCAAGAAAAGCGATTATGTTATTACGACAGATTTATGTCAAAACGGATAGTGAGATACAAATAATTCAACCAATTCAACCAAACGAGTACGTTTCTGAACTTGAGATGCCAGACACCGCAAGACATCAAATGTACCTTAGAGTATGCTCAGGAGAAATAGTATGAAAAAACTTTATGCAGCAGTAGGATTTTTATTCCTATGTTTATTTTTACCGACACAAGCAAAAACACCAGAAGGTGTGATGTATGATGCACAAATTGTCCGTGTCAATGATGGTGACACAGTAGTGATTGCAGCACCATTTTTACCAAAGCCATTAAAGCCAGAACTGGCAGTTCGTATTTATGGAGTAGACACACCAGAGAAAGGTTTTCGTGCAAAATGTCCACAGGAAGATGAACGGGGTAAGTTGGCTACAAAATTTACAACCAATGCAGTCGCAAAATCCTCTAAGCGCCAAGTTGTACTTTACGACTGGGATAAATTTGGTGGTCGTGTATTGGGTGATATCGTTTTAGATGGACAAAGTCTTCGTGCTATGCTCATTCAAAATGGTTTTGCGCGTGAATACTTTGGTGAAGCTAAACAATCATGGTGTAATTAATCATGAGGATACAACACGAATGTACCGCGTGTGGATCGGAGTTTACGATTTCTTATAACGAAATGCAAACCGAAACAGATCCAACCCATTGTCCTTTTTGTGGTGAATATTTGATACTTGATGATGAGAGTTTTGATGATGAAGACGACGAGCCTTTATGACATGGTACTACGATAGTGCTCCATATCAATATGATGAGGTGCCTTTTGGCTTTGTGTATCTGATAGAAAATCTTCTCACAGGAAAAAAATATATTGGACGCAAATACTTTACATGTGCTGGCTACAAGCAAGTCAACGGCAAGAAAAAAAAGATACGAAAACCTTCAGACTGGCAAACATATTGGGGTTCCAATGAGACACTCAAAAGAGAAATCGCAGAATCTGGAGAAAGTAACTACAGGCGAATAATTCTTCATTTATGTAAAAGTAAGTCTGAGTGTGCATATTGGGAAACGTATGAGATACTATCACGACATGCACTATTAAGTGAGAATTATTACAACGACTGGGTTACGGCAAAAATACGCAAAGACCATCTTAAATCTATTGTGCAGAGCAGCAAAAATACTATATAATAGTAGAACGGTGCCTAATGGGCCGTTTAACTTTTACAGGAGAAAATTATGCTTTGGAATACACAACCTCAATTTCCTACATTTTACACATGGAATGACATTCAACGTAAAGCTGAAGAGATGACGATTAAGACTATTGACTTTAATAAAGTTGTGGTCGATCACACTATTGCCTATTTTGACAGCGTTACAGATAATCATTTTACTACATATACAAAGAAAGTAGTAAACTTGAATAAGAATGTAGCAGAGGATGCAAAAAAAATCATTAAGTCTGAAATCAAGGAAGCTAAAGCTTGATATAGAGGGCAAGACAAAATTTTTTGATTCGGTAACTAGAGGTGGGTGGTGGATTAAGTTCTCCACCTACCGTGATCATTATATCTTACTAATGATTATATCAAAATATACAGGTCAAACAATTATTCGATATTACGCAGAAGAACAAGACGCAGTAGCCTTTATAAATTTTATTACTACATGTAACGCACAAAATACATTTCATTCAGTATAGGAGTTGTTATGAACATTTATGAGTCTTTGAAGAATACCCGCACTATGATTGATTCTTTACTGATAGACGCACCTCTTGAGTTCAATTCTATTCCCATTCCCAATCCAATAGAGCAAGTCAAACTTGCAGCCGATGCTTGTGTGAAAGCATTGAATGCAGGTAACAAGATATTCTTTATGGGTAATGGTGGTTCAGCAGCCGAAGCACAGCACCTTGCTGGTGAACTTGTTTCATTTTTTATGCAGAAAAGTAAACCGTATGCAGCAATCGCATTAAACACGGACACTTCGGTTATGACGGCAATTGCAAATGATTTGGGTTATCAGCATGTATTTTCACGCCAAATCGAGGCGTTAGGAAAACCAGGTGATATAGCAATTTATTTGTCCACATCAGGTCTCTCTAAAAATATTTTAGAAGCGATGGGAGTTGCAAAAAACATGGGCATAATTAATATTGCGTTTACGGGTATGAAGACTAGATACATGAATAATTATTCAGATTATTACATTGCAATACCATCCACATCAACGCCTTTAATACAAGAAGGTCATTTGATTTTGGGGCATATATTATGTGAAATGATTGAGGAAAGTATAGAATCCAAAACACTTCACGACAATTTCTAATGCATGCCTACACAGAAAACTTGTCCTAGATGTGGTGTAACACACAATAAACGTGGACCATATTGTTCCCGCTCATGTGGTAATGTGCGTGAGCATACTGAAGAAGACAAGGCAATTAGATCCGTTAAACTAACCGAGTATCATTTAACACCAGAAGGTGCAGCAACACGCGAAAAATCATCCCGAATGATATCAGCAAAAAATAGCGGGAAAGATTGGGAAGAAGTGGGAGTTGAAGACTTTGCAGTAAACATTCCAGATGTTACAGATTATGTGGCTGAGTATGATGAAACATGGAACAGAGCAGAGAGGTGGTAAAATGAAAGCATTTATCATAATATTATTTACCGTATTCATGGTAATGGCAATGAATACTGGTGATTGGCTTGCTTATGTACTAGTAATGATTGGATTTGCGGTCATGATGTACTACATGGATGAGTTAGAGTGAAATCGTTGACAATTACGATATATCGCTATATAATTTGATATATGGCAGAGATATATACATTTACACCGAAACAAAAACCTAAAGAAGGCAACAACAATGAGTTGAGCCGTCTTAGGGCAAAGTTGCTTGAATTACATGAAGTCCGAGATGCACTTAACAAAGAAATAAGATATACAAAAGATGCAATTAACCTGCTCGAAAAAGGCGAAAAATGACAGAAGATCCTGACGATTTTGATGATGAAATTGATGAGGTAAGTGTCATTGATAAAATAGACATCTTGATAACACTTATAGAAAATGGTCCAAAAGATAGGTACAAAGCTTTGGCAGTCGTACTACATGAAGCAAAATTTCAATTACTACATGCGTGGAATGAAGTCCAATACTATATGGAGCTATGTGAAAGTTATGAAAGAGCAATCAAACAAATAGGCGATAAGTTGAAATAACAATTCATCGCCTAAGGAGAAAGGCGATGAATATACTTTTCAGATATCTACTAATCTATATCATAGTATTTTTTACTGTGGTGTCAACACCGTACATTTTTTCGGTTCTAATCAAATGAATAAACACTTCACACTTATAGAGTGGTTTGTTGTTTTTTCCGTTTTGTTTTTTCTTGTAATTCAATCGGCCGATGCAAGAAACAAACACAAACACAAACCACATCGAAAACAAACAACCAAGTCACAAGCCGTTCGTGAATACGTTCCAGATACTCTGTCCGTAATGGTAACAAATGTGACTGATAATGTAATCATTCGTTCACAACACATTGATCAGATACGTCCATTGGCCAGCATGACAAAGTTGATGACCGCAATGGTGGCATTAGATTATGATGCAGATATGAGTCGTAAGCTTACATTAAGTCGATTAGCAGGCAGCAGAATGCCTAAACGCGAATACACACGCGGTGAGTTGTTTCATATGTTATTAATCAAGAGTGATAATGCGGCAGCCGAGACATTAGCAAATGATTATCCAGGTGGTCGTGAAAAGTTTATTACCGACATGAACATCCGTGCGATGATGCTAACGATGTACAGTACAAAGTTTGATGACCCGTCAGGTCTGAGTCCAAACAATGTTAGTACCGCAAGTGATGTAACACAAATGGTTGTAGCAGCCTCAAACTTTGGAGAGATAAGAGATATATCTACCAAGAAAACGGCTACGATTGAAATCGATGGGCGTAGAAAAAGCAGAGTTACCATACTACATAACACAAATCACGCAATACTTTCACAGGTAAACGGTGTGCAAGTGAGTAAAACTGGTTATACAAATCCAGCTGGTTTTTGTGTGGCTATATTGGTACACAAACAAAATGGCGACAAAGAATATCATGAGGTAATCGTAGTAATGGGCGCAAGAAATCCTTCACAAAGAGTTGACACCGTGAAGAAGGTCGCATATAATAAAATGATAGGAGGCGTTTATGACACGACGAGCCGAATTTGAAGCAGTAATGAATCGAATTAAAAATTTAACCGAATATGAAGTACAAATAACGGTACCAGAAGATTTTCAATTTGAAGGTCCCGTACCATATGATATGTCAATATCAGGAGATACCGCATGGGTAAAAGTAGTTGCAGCTTCCTTAGAGGAAGCAACGATAAAAGCGAATGAATACTTTGAGTGCAAATACAAATAAGCCTTGGATGGCACCAGAGTATGATATACCTGTGATGGAAAATGAAGAAATGTGGTCACAGCGTGTGATTGATGAAACCGCACGATATCTATGGTTAGAACTTGACCGAGAAGGGGATAGCAATGTGGGTTCTAATAATTAGTTTATACATGTTACAGTCAAATACGGAGTTGGTACAGAGTAAAGGCGTAATACAAGCACCACAACGCAGTATTGAACAATGCATAAAAGAGCGCGACCGAGTGAAAGAACAATGGCACATGGATGGATATCGAATAAGTCCGAGATGTGTTTATATTAAATATTATTAATGCGACTATGGTGAAACAGGTATACACAGCAGACTTAAAATCTGCCGCTCGAAAGGGCATGCCAGTTCGATTCTGGCTAGTCGCACCAATTTCGGGCTGTTAGCTTAAATGGTCAAAGCAGCCGACTCATAATCGGTTGAGTGCGGGTTCAAGTCCTGCACAGCCCACCAAACAACGCGGCTATCGTATAATGGATAATACAGGGGATTTCTACTCCCTAAATGTGGGTTCGATTCCTGCTAGCCGTGCCAATTTTATTGTGGAGACATAATGGCTATTACAAACAATCCTCATGGATTTGCACCCACTTTTGATGTTGATCCGTATCATGATCCCAGACTAGATTCATCATTAAATTCTGGTACATTTAAAATAGATTCAAGGGGTGTGGGTAAAATTTCAGCACATGACATTACAGGTATCAATAACGGTAATTTTACACTTCAACCATTTGATACATATCAAGGACAAATGATTACAGCCACACTAGAAATTGATGAATTTCAAATGAGTAGAATGGATGATGTTGACATGAAAAACAAAGTTTTAAACTCATTGGTCAATGAGTTACTCTCTGCAAAATGCATAGAGTTTACAAAACAGCATGATGTTGCAACAAATACAATGAAAGTTCGTGCAAGAATCTTTGCGACACCAGATAGTCAAATAAGAGTTATTCGACAGACGGTAAAGTGATGTAATGGATTTGGCAAGAATTTTAGCTCAAAATATTCATTCGGGATCAGGTAATCACGGTTTGTCTGAAGAAGAGTTGTACACTATACTCCAACAATGTACCGACATCGATAAATTTGCGTATTCATTATTTAAATGTGCAGAGATAAGTGGCAAATCTGCATTTACTACACAATTAATTACTCAAAATAAACCCGACGTAAAAAATTTCACAAGATGGCACCACATCAAAGAGTCGTATAATGAGACATGGGGTTTTGCAAAAAATACTCCAGGTTGTTACGTTTATGGATTATTTGAAGATGGTCCAAATGATGAATCTGCCGACTTTTTAGACCCTAATGTTTTTTACATAGGCGAAAGCAGAGCGACATCCAGAGGATGCATGTTAGGCAGACGAGCGGATTTCTATTACGGAGTTATTAATAATTGGGTAAGTCCAATGGGAAACAGTCAGAGATTCGTTGAGAGATTCGGTGAAGAAAAAATTAAATATGTTTATCAAGCCTACTTGCCGATGCATCCATCATTTTGTAAGTTGACCGAATTAGAGTTATTAAAAGAGTATTATCTAAAATATAACGAAATACCTGTTTGTAATCATAAGTCAGATCGTTCCAAAATAAACAAGTTAATCAAAAGTAAATCACAAATATGACAGAAAAAGTTATCAAAAAGAAATCACTCTGGCGAAAAAGGCAGGCACCTAGCAGATAATGCTTGACAATCTTACCGCTTTCGGATATACTGTAAATGTGATGAGAAAGTGAGTAAGAAATGGTTAAGAAAGTTGATAAGTTTGATTTGAGTGAAGCGTGTGGATGGATCGGTATGTTGTTGATTCATGCTGCTACTCTTCCTACTAGTTTGGGTGTGATTCTTGGATATAGCGATAAGTTACCACCTCTAAGTATGGTGTTGATGGTCTGGAGCGGTTTGTTTCTGTTTCTAGTTCGTGCATTAGGTCGTAATGATAAGTTATACATAATTAGTAACGCCGTTGGTTTCTTTTTCAATAGTATTCTGTTGGCTCTGATTGTGTTTAAATAATGGAGAATGTGATGAATTACGGAATGTTTACAGAGAATGGCAATCGTGTAATTGACGGGATTGTGATTGTTGCAAAAGAGTTTCATTATTCTTGGAATTGTGTAAGTGATATACTTACTAAAATTTCAGAGATAGAGGGCTTCGAAGAAGCAAATGATACTGCGGTTCGTGAGAGTGTATATTTGGCAATGGAGGGTGTGTGATGAATAACTTAGTGAATGTAGCGACACAAAGAAAATGGGAATATCAGGCTTACGGTGGCTACAAAGATGAAATTGTAGATTCTGTAAGAGATTCACTTACTTTTAAACTTTCAGGTCCAGGTATGGTAATAGCAAGTTATCTGTCCGATGCACAAGAGTTGATTGCTGTAAACGATGGTGAGCGGGCTCGTCAATATATCAATATCGCAAAGATGTTGTTGATGGAATTTGAATTAGGGTTTGAAAGCCGTGCTGCGGCATAAGATGGACCCGCTATTCATCGTAGCGGGTAACCGAGAAGAGTTTGACGATTATGTCATTCGCAAAAGAATGATGGGACATGATTATGATTTTAGATTTGTCTATAGTCCTGATGTACTGCGTGGCCTCAATACTATTCGTGGGTTCTACGTTGGTAGCTATCGAGAACGCCCCGACTGGTCTGAGATTGATACCGTTATCAAAGTGATAAAATCCCGCGGTGGATGACTTGACAAAGTTTTCATTTGTTGATATACTATTATTTCTTGAGTTGATGTGGAGATTGTGATGATTACCCCGGATGTTGAAGATGTTTTGATTGCTGAACTGGCCCGTGCTATTGCTGAGGCTACCTTGACTGATTATACTGAAGAAGAGTGTGAGGCTGCGCTTGATGAGATGTTTGCAGAACATCAAGCCTTGATGTATGCTGCACAATCGTGGGACAATGACGCGGTAGCATATGGTGAGATGTAATGAAATTATGTAAAGATTGTAAATACTTTGCCGAAGCCTCTGATAAAGAGGCTTTTTGCTTACATGAACAAGCGGTAAAGTATGATGATCCAGTCTATGGCAATCATAGTAAAAGAACTTGCATTGATATGCGATTAGGCGGTCCTGATCGTACCGCATTATGTGGAAAAGTTGGTAAGTTGTGGACTGCAAAGCCAGGCTTTTCAGTAGGATCATACAACCCACTATGAAATATTACACTATAGTTTATCCTGATGTGACTGAATCTGGTCAAGAATATGACCATTGGGAAACATTATCAGAAAAGGAAATACTGAATCAATATTGGATATATTGGTTCACGAAAATGATTCAAGCCAAACGCCCTGATTTTGAGTTGACATCCGAAAATTGTATCAATGACTGGTGTATTGTGCATTGGGCACAACGAAATTGCTGGCGTGAGATGAAAGACAATTATGAGTGATGTTGAAGATAATGTTGCCAAGAGCAAAGCGGCCATATTTGATTTGATTGAACATAATGAAATGTTGGACGAAGATGGTTATCCAACTGATGCTGCGTTGGATGTTATTCGATTATGGCATTACTCTGATGCACGTGGTTGGTTCAAGTTTATTGAGAACTTATGGCACTTTCGTACTTTTGGTTGGAAAGAAACTGACGAGCCGCACGAATACAGAGATAAAATCGTACACAAATATTATATCTCAACCTGTGGCTGGTCAGGTAACGAGAGTATTATTCGGGCTATGCAACAAAATGAAAATATGTTGTGGACACTAAACTGGGAACAATCACGCCGTGGTGGTCATTATATTTTTGAGTTGAGGGAGTTTAAGAATGAATAAACGAATTGGAGAACTGGCAGAACAAGCTGCACTACTAGGTCCCGGTAGTAGAATTGGTAATGCCCATGAAGCCACAGAAAAGTTTGCCCAGTTGATTCTGAAAGAATGTATTACCATTTGTGAAGATGGTAAAGACACACAAATGACATCCATAGGTGCTGCTGATAGAATACGAACGACATTCGGTATAAAATAAATACTGCTATGATTTGGTGATAATCCAATCAAAGCAGAAAATGTCCGACGATACAGAAGACCCAAGAGAAAAACTTAAAAAGTTTAAACCCAAAAAGAAAAAACTAGTTGTACCACAAGAATTTCTAGATAGTGCGAAATCCTATGATGAAAAGCTTATGTTGGTAAGGCATCTAACGGAAAGAGAAAAAGGTCGTGTTTTATTGATTATCCGTAGTATGTTGTCTGATGCAATTAAGAATAAAGGCAAAGTGAAGTGAAACAGTTATTGGAAATATTACCAAGACTATTGAGCGCGATGCCTGAAATAGTCAAGTATATTAAATATATTCCAATACTAATGATACTGGCTGGCATAGGTTATGGTGTATATTATGCCACGCTACATTACAAAGATCCCTATATGTGCTATAATAATCAGTTGTATGCACAAAAGTCTATGTTTTCAAATGTGTATATTTTTATTGGTGATATCTGTGTAAGTGGAAATGAGAATGAAAATCAGCCTCCTGTTACGGAAAATTAATTGGGAATATGTGGTTCTGTATGCATTCTATGGGTGCTGTTTTCTCATAGCAGCCACAGCCTATCATACAATCCGTAGTCAGTTTCAAGCCGCAGAAGAAGCTTGTCAAAATCGCAACGGTGTCCTGTTGCAAGAAAAACAAGGAAATTTCATCTGTATCAAACGCAAGTCCGTAATACCCATCGAAGAAACCTCTTGACAAACCTCAGCACTCCTGTGATAATGATTCTGTGATGAATTGATTTGGAGATGCAAAATGTACAATAATCTAATGGCTGAAGTTGAGTATATTCGAACCGCACGTGGTTACGGTATTCTAGAGGCAATTGCTTTTATTCTAGAATATGAGGCTGAGTTTCCCTCTGAGGTACGCCGTGAGTTGCGCGATTTTATGGACGAGGGTGCGCGGATGTTTGCGCCGCGTGAAGAGTATGAACTGGTGAGTTCAGACGGTACTGTGATTGACACTTTTACGATGGAGGCTGTATGATCGGCGAATCTTTTCTTGACGGTAAACGAATCGTCGGTATGTACATGGGTGAATATCCTGTATCAGGTATCGTGCGGTTGAGTCGTATAAAATATGGTGGTGGTATGTCTCATCATGTTACACTTAATCGACCAATCAGCGTGTATGGTGCGGTACGTGATTCGGTTATTCTTGATGCAAAAGAGATAGCGGGAGTTTTATAATGTATGTTGCAAAAGACTTTGGCACGGTGCGTATCGTGCATGACGGTAGCCCCTTTGATGTCCTGTATGATATTAAAGTTGAACGGCTAGTCAACGGTGAATGGAAATTCTATGACGGCTACAATAGCTTGTCAAATGATTATGCATTCTCTGAAGCAAATAATGCTGCTGCCCGAGCGTTAAAATTGAATTAAACCAGTCAAAAATGCATAAAAAATGAAATTTGACCACTTCTGGTACATAGGTTTTGTGCTATGCATTTGTATATGCCTGTACATATTTCACAAGACACCACTATGACCGAACGAATTAAAGAGTTAGCAATTGAGGCTGGATATCTTCCAGACTCATTCGGTGTAGGGCATTGGGATATGCCAGAGTGTAAGAAGTTTGCTGAGTTAATTGTAAAAGAGGTTGAGTCGTATATTGAGGAAGCTGAGGGTGATATAGATTTAGTACAATTTCTTATTGACAGGTATTTGAAATGAACGAACGAATTCGAGAACTTTCTGAACAGGCTGAAAAATATGCTGATGATAACTTTAGAGGCGAGCCTACCTGGTCGGAAGCATTTGAGTTAAAATTTGCCGAGTTGATAATACAAGAATGTGCCGCTTGCTGTGGTTCACAAGCCGATAAGCGAAACATTCGAAAGCGTTTTGGACTTTCAGTTGAGTCCAATGTACAATACGAAGCACCACCAATTTACGGCTCAGTAACCAGCCAATACACCCGAGAGTATAATATACCAAAATGAACGAACGAATAAGAGAATTAGGCAGGCAGGTTGGATTCTACATGGAAAATATGCATCCTGGTGGTTTTCCTAATGAAAATTTATTGGCGATAGAAAAGTTTGCTGAGTTGATTATACAGGAATGTGCTAATCTTTTTCCGTTGACATTTACGGACGAACAGTACCAGCGTAGAATTGATAAGACTATACTAAAACATTTCGGAGTTGATCAATGAACGAAAATGATATAGTTTACCGATTGCGAAAACGAGCAGAGATTCGCCGTCAAATACCTGACCGCAAGTCTGTGCAAGAAAACAAGCCCGACAGGATAGCAGACCTGTTAGAAGAGGCTGCGAATGAAATAGACCGTCTGCGTGAATATAAGGACCTAACTAAATGATGGATATTTTCGTACCCGTTCTCTGGATTTGTATTAATGCGAACTGTGAATTTATGCAGGCTGAACAACACTATACCAGAGAGTCCGAGTGTAAACAACAAATTGACAAGCAAAAAGTTAAGATTAAAAAACTAGCCAGAGAAGCCAGAAGTCAAGTTGATACCCTTGAGGGTACCTGTATTTCCGTATCTATTCGAAAGAGTATGATATGAATACAAAAGATGAAGATAAGTGTATCAAAGCGGTTCGTGATGGAATGAAAGAAGGTATTATACCCATGTCGCTGACACCCGAGATGGAAAAATTGTTTAGGCTGGTGTATCGGCTAGGGTATAAACAAAGCACGATTGACCGTATGGAAAAAGAACTGAAACCCGACTTAGGTTATAGCCGCGTGGGATTAGAAAACGCATGAACACAACAACAGAAATTCTGACAATCCTTCAAGAAGAGGCTGCTGAGGTAATCCAGGTAGCATCCAAGATACACCGCTTTGGACACCGCCCTGACAATATGAAAAAACTAGCAGAGGAACTAGGTGATCTCCAATGTATGATCGACCTGTGTATAGAACACCAGCTAGTTGATGAAGCGATGCTCCAGATATATGCAAAAGACAAGCGCCATAAACTCAAAACATGGAGTAATATACCTGTATGAGAGCGATACTTCTACTGCTACTCCTCACCAGCTGTACACCAAAAACTACAATGATCCGCGTATTGCCAGAAACACAAAATCTCAACCATTGTCTAAAGAACAACAAAATAGTCTGTAATTAAGGCTTGACAATTCTACCATTTCCAGCTATCATAATCCTGTAATGAATGAATAAGGAGTTAGTTATTATGAAAGTTGTGAATTCTTCGGTGTATCTAGATTCGGTTCGTGCATATTTGACAATGCCTAAAGATATAGGTTTTGACTATATGGAAACACTAGTCGAAGAAATTTCTGATGCTGAGTGTATAACATGGACTGAAGCTTATGAGTTTTTCGGTGCTATGTGTGACAAAGTTATAATGGAAAAGTGGTGATCAAAATGACCAAAGTCTTTATTGTTGTTGATATGTCAGAAGGTATGTCACCAGGGACAGTCCTGCGTGTATTTGCAAAGTATGATGATGCCCTAGTATATGGCGAAGATTTGCTGTTTGACGGTGTGGTGAACGAGTTTGACATATATGAGCGTGAGGTGTACTAAATGTGTGGGTGTGAAAAAGTGTGAAATTGTGTGAAATTGTGTGATGCAAACGCACTAGTGATGGGATACCAAAAATGCGTGTATTTATGTGTGCCTAAATCCATCACCTAAGCGCCGATGATCCGCAGAGTCGTGCGAAAATAGCAACACACCGCGCCGCACACAAAACGCAAAATACCGCTTGACAATTGCCGCAATGCCAGTTACCATTTGTCTGTGATGAGATGAATTGGAGATTGAGATGATTGCGATTTTTGTACTGTTTGCTGTGATTGCTGTGTGGGGTGTTCTGGCTGCTGCCCCTGGTGCTGTTACTACTCTAGGTTAATAAAATGGAAACGATTGAAATTGTGTTCTGTATAGCCGCTCTGGTGGGTGGTGTGTATATTGTCATTGATGCAATGATTGATAGAGGTGAACTGTAATGAGAACGAAAACTCTGGTACCTGGAATGAAAAATACTGATAATATCCGCATTCGGTTCTGTGATGCTGATATCTCTGTGTATATGACGGTAAAGCAAGCGTTGGAAGGGTTCGGTAAAGTGGCGCATAGTATAGCGGTGGAGTCTGCGTTGAAGGCTCTAGGCGCTGCCAGGCGTGATCCTGGTGCTGCTGGAGTGGCTGCTGTGGGTCTAGCAGGTAACTGGCATGGCGTGGCACTACAAGTTGATTACTACGCATAAGGAAAATTGTATGTTTACAGAAAAACAACTAGCCGCTGCTTACAAGAAATTCAAAGGTAAAGTCGTAGTTGCTGAAATGGAAAAACCCAGACCCTCTGAGAAAACTTTCCGAAATAACAAGTATTCCGTCTTTAACCGTGGACGTATGGCCAGTCAATTCGGAAAAGGTGGTACGTATTCCTTCGTCGAAAAAATCTAATGATTACCGCAGAAAAAGCTTGACAGAATTCTGCGGTTTTTGTATAATGCTTTTGTGCTGATGATATGGAGATTGTGATGTATACCTGTGATGGAAGAAAATTCAAGACGCTGAGAGCCGCTGTTGCGTATGCTACAAAAACATTCGTTAAGACGGGTGTTAAGACTTTTACCATTGAGCCTGTGGTGGTATTGAACAAGACACCTGGTTATATTGCTTATCTTGCAAATGGGATGAAATTATGATTATCCGACGTGAAACGATTAATGAGATTGCTACTCTGAAGTACCTTGGCTACCCTGTGTGGCGTATTGCAGAGTTGATGAAAATTCCTGTAGCAGATATTACTGCTGCGATTAAAGCATGGAGACTGTAATGAAATATGCACAAGCACTATTTACTGATGCTGATGTAGCCGAAGCGACACATGGTATGGGTGCGACCGTACTGAAACCGCGTAAAGCAAAACGTACCGCAATGCGCGTAAAGTCCAGTAAGGGCTTTGTAAAAGGTACGAGTGGGTTTGCAATGGGATATCCGCGTAAGACGTTTGTATAAGTGAAAACCGACTTTTGTATAATGGGATATCCGAGCAAAAAATTTGACTAAAAATGACTAAAAAAACGACCTTTTCAAATACAGATATAGCAAGTGCAGTTGATGCATTTACCGCAAACTGCACCACCGTGACCAGAGTGATGCCTGGCACAAGCAAGCATGGAGTAATTACTGAGTTGGTGCTACCTGGTACCACTCCACGTGAGTACACACCTAAACTAATACCCGAAAAGGACTACAATGGGCCAGATGAAAAATATAGTAATTGATATCCTAGAGATGTATCAGAGAGGGTATAGCATATATGAAATTGCAAACTACCACGAAATGCGGCAAGAGTCCGTTGTAAGTGTGATTGAGACTTACGGTGGATATGCGGCGGAAGGGCTGTTCTTTGCTTGACAAAGTGGTGCACCCATGATACACTAGAGAGGTGCTACCGGGCAGTCTAAGTCGATAATTGCGCGTCACGTTACTTGCGCTCTAGTGTGGCAAAAGCTACAATCAAAGGAACATGCTATTCGGAAGCAACCTTATCGAACGAAAAGTCGAATTGCTCTATTCGGTCGCACCAAAATTTTTTTTCTGGCCAAAAACTGCACAATACTATGCCTGTCGTATACAACACACCTCTGATGGACACCGCGGCTGCACCAGCTGCTTCGGAAGTAAAGCCTGCTGATTCGCTGGATGCAAATGAGGTTATCGTACCAGCTCCCGCACTTATCAGCACGACACCGAAGTTAGAAATCTTCGAAGGCTTTCCAGACATAAAGATTCCATCACTAGAGCATGGAAATGGTGATGCAAGTTTCGGCACAACACTCATTGCAATTCTGATATGTTTGTGGATTGCAAAGTTGATTTTGGGGCTGATACCGCGGTTTCTGCTGATTGGTATCGGAATTGCAATACTGTACACATTCATGCAATGATTCTCATATTCTATATTCTTGTCTTTTTAGCAATCAATCTGTGCATCACGGTACTGCTGCGACACATTGGCGGTAACGATGGATGGATGGAGTGGTATCGGAGAAAATCGCTTAGGGAACCTCTTGACAAAGGTAATTGATTCGCTTATAATGAAGTCTGTTGAGAGTGAATGGAGAAAGAAATGAAAGCAATTATTCTTACGCAAGTTTATGAGAACTATGCGATCCGTGAAGACGGCACGGTTGGTAAGGGTGCAGATGCGTACTTCAAACCCAAGGGTGGCGATGAGTATGTGGTGCGGAATGTGACCGAAGATCAGGCATTCGAAATTCTCGAAAGAGTCGCTGGTCAAATTGAGAAATCGAATGACTACTATCAAGAGTTTATTGTCGATGTAAAGATTGTCGAGGATGACTTTCTGACTGAGTATGAGTTGAATCAGTTGGAATGGGAAGGTAAGATTGTTTATCCACCGAAAGAAATTGAACTGGAGTTTGCATGATGGATGCTGCGGACTTTCTGGATCGCGCTGAAAGATATGCCGCGGCGCGTGGTGATGAGAACTGGTTCAAAGAAGTGTACACTCGGTATCGTGAGTGGTACAATGTGTCGGACTCGGTATGGTGTGCGCTGACATGGCTGTACGATGAAGATTCAGCTCGGATGCTGAAATACAAATATTGTGATGCAAGAATATAATGGAGAAGAAAATGGTAAATGCTGACTTGGCTACTGCGCTGATTGGTTATAAAGATAACATCGTCGCAAATTATGTGAAATGGTGTGAAGATGCTGGCATCGCTGATATTGGTAAGTTTGGTATTGAGTTTGAGCCAGGGTCGAAGTACGTGAAAGTCGTGAAAGTTTCCTCTGGTGGTTCCCGCTCGGTACACTCTTTTGTCGAGAAAGAAAATGGTGCGATTTGGAAAGCAGCCAGCTGGAAAGCACCTGCGAAAAACTTCATTCGCGGTAATGTGTATGATGCATCGTCGTATACCAATCGCCTTTCATGGACAGGTGTAGCATAATGATTGAAACATTCACACGTAAATCAAAGTTTACGGATCTCAAGCCCTATTGCCATTTTACCACAGATGATACCGATTTTATGGAACTCTGTGAGTGGAACAATGGTGAAGGGTTTGATTTGATTATGGCTCTTGGTAAACGACTTCAAACATTTTCAATGACTTGGGGACAGTTTGAAGCACTCCAAGCACTAGCAGCCTATAGGGAATAATATGAACTATTCGTTTGTGGTAAAATGCACCGAGTGTGATGATGAACACTTGACATCCGAAGTGAAGTTTGATAATATAGAAGAAAACTTTTATGGAGAAGATGTGGCTTATTTTACCTGCCCTGTGACTGAAGCGGCTACACAAAGCCGCGTGTATCGCCTATGAGAGAATTCAAGTGGGAACGATACGGTGACAAATACTATTACTACGATTCGCTGACTGGTAAGATTGTCGGTGCAGTCAACAAGATAGCACTCCAAGAAGTTTGGATTGCTTTGGTCTATACGGGTGAATACTCTTTTACGATTCAAGATGAAAAACATCTGGGTCAGTATATCAATATGGATTTCGCAAAACGTGCAGCCGAGTTCTTTTGGGAACGTGAGAGTCGCACACTATTGGAATAAATATGAGTCCTAAACTTGATGCCGATCTGTGTGAGCATTATCCACAAATTATGATTGAACGACACCTCGGTGCAATGCAGACTGTAATGTGTTGGGGTTTTGAACATTCTGACGGATGGTACAATCTCCTTGATACTGCTATGCGGCTGGTTCAATCGCACATTGAAATGGAAAAACGCCGTGGTCATGAAATTGAGCAAGTGGTATTTGAACAAGTCAAAGAAAAGTTTGGTATGCTGACCATCTATCATCGTGGTGGTGATGACTACACAAATGGTGTGCTCCGCATGGCAGAAGAGATGAGCCGTCACACATGTGAAGAATGTGGTAACGTAGGCTATCCAACAAAGACTGGTTGGATACGAACTCTGTGTGACAAGCACCACGGAGAACATGAAGAAAGAACCAAATGATAATGTTTATCATTAATTTATTTTTTATAGTTATATTCTGGAACATGGCCACTATAGCCGCTGACGAAGGTCGTGTGGGTTGGGCATGGGTATATTTGATTTTGTCTGCACTAAATGGTGCAGCATTGTGTGCATCTATTTTTTAGGAGAAACGTATGAAAGAAGGAATTGTAGCGGGAATTGTATTTCTGTTGTTTTTTGCCATGATGTTTTCTGCAATGATCTATAGTGACACCATGAGAGTTCAATGCAGAGAAGCAGCAATCGCAAAAAATTATAGCGCAGTTGAAATTCAAGCAATCTGTCGCTGGTAAATAAGGAGAACAAAATGGCACAATGGATTATTCACCCAAGTTGGAAGAAGTCGCTGATTGAACGCCAGTATTATCACAAAGGTGATAATACGTTTATGACAGAAACTGGATGGCGTTGGGGTAGTTTTGAAGTAGAAACTGAAGACGAAAACGTACCAAACATTACTGCTGGTGATAATCTGTGGGACTGCGGCTATTCTGTTGAATTACTTGAAACGACCGATGGTTGTTGGGAAAGTCATGATATGGATGATTGTGATGAAGAAACTCAACAAATGCTTGAGGAGTTTTTTGAAGAGGGCAATAGTGCATACGATTTGGAAGAACGAGAAGATTGGGTGCAAGGTGATAGTGAGATGATCATTGATTGTGATCCTATCTTTGAACGTGTCGATGGTCCAAACGCTGGCAAACGCTATGATGTTGATGGTAACGAAATCGTTGAAGGTCAGGAAAATTAATTATGGTCACTATTGTAAAGCATGAATGGCATCAAGTCGATGAACAGTATGCATTTGATCTGGATGAAGAAACACTTAGCAATATCTATCCTGACCTAGATGTCGGTGAAATTGTTTCTTTGATGGTGCGAATAGAAAATGGTGAAGTCTCAATTGAAGAAATTCTCGATGATGCATACAATAATGACGTAGAGATAGAATGGGATCACCAGTATTCGGACTGTTGGACTGCACGAAAAGGTGGCTATGATGTTACTTATGAGTTGGGTGATGAAGACAGTTGGGTAGCACCAGAGAAAGAACCAGAGCCTACTCACAAGTGTACAAAATGTAAGTGGACTGGTCAAAGTTATGATGCTGAATGGTCTTGGGAAGACAAAGAAGGCAATGAACTGGAAGATCCATTAAAGATTTGTCCATACTGTGAAAGTGATGTAGTATTGACTGAACATGGTATGCAAAAAGAAAAGAAAGAAGAAGAGTTACGTAAAAAATGGGAAGAAGAAAGTCAACGAGAGTTAGAAGAAGAAATAAGGAAACATGATGAGTAATTATGGTATACATTCAAATCGATTTCAGGGTGACTACAAACGTGTGTTAACGGTTTGTTCTGCTAACATGTTACGTAGCCCTACAATAGCACATATTCTTTCCGCAGACCCATACAATTTCAATACTCGGTCAGCAGGTACAGAACCATATGCCTTGATTCCTGTTACTGAAGATTTGCTAATGTGGTGTGATGAGGTCGTGTGTGCTGATACTGAACACGCAATGTGGGTTCGCAACAAGATGATGGAGTGGATGCTAGACAAGCCTATCATTGATTTGCAGATTGATGATATCTATGAGTATCGCAATCCTGAATTAATTGAACTTATCAAGGAGCGTTATGGACAACGAACTGCTGGATAAACTAGCCCTGAGAACTGGCGGTAGTCTTTTCCCTGAAGTCTTTCAATATTATCAAAAACAATATGTAATGCAACTGTTGTCAGAAATACATCAAGTGTTTCAAAAACAGCAATTTGACGGATATGCAATAGACTTCTGGGATGACATTGTAAAGCATTTCCAGCTTGACCATTATGAAATTGAAAAGTTGCATAAAAACAACAAAGAATCCGCTTGACAGATTACCACACTTCGGATATAATGATTCATGTTGATTGATTACATGGAGATTTGTCATGGCTTATGTTTCTCAAGAATTGAAGTCTAAGTTAGCCCCTAAGATTAAAGCGATTTGCAAAAAGCATGGCGTGAAGGCTAGCCTTGCGGTTCGCAATCATTCTACGCTGGTGCTGAATGTAAAATCTGGTAAAGTCGATTTTATCAGCGACTATGGTAATAGTCCTGAAACACGTGCCGATGCTGAGAAATTTGGAATTCAAGTAAATCCTTATCATTACAAAAGTCATTTTAATGGCGATGCGTATTTCTTTTTGTCCGAAGTGATTCCTGCGATGAATGACGGTAATTGGGATAAGTCTGATATTCAAGTCGATTACTTTAATGTTGGTTGGTACATTGATGTAAATATCGGTAAGTGGAATAAACCTTACGTTTTGGAGGCTTAATATGGATCAGATAGATAAAATTATGGCTTTTGAATCTGGTGAACTAGATTTTGATGCTACTGTCGAATTGTTTCAAGACTTGATTGATTCTGGTCTAGCGTGGCAATTGCAAGGTTCGTATGGTCGTATGGCAAGTGCATTGATTGAGAATGGATATTGTGACCGATGGTAGGCAACGAAAAAATTGTAGCCAATCGAATTCGGACACCTGATGGTACGATTCTTGAATCAATGCATCGGCATGATTATGTAACTTATCTTGATGCAAATGGTAAAGAATATATGGTCGATGGTGGTCTAGACTATCTGCGCCGCAATGTACATGATGATGCACCGTATCAAGAATTATCGGTGTATGCTGATGACCTTCACATTGAAATCCGCAATGTATTCAAGTGGGGTACACGTGGTAAAGACGGCAAACAACCTTTGACATATGTACCACTCAAAGACTTGACAACAGAACACATTGAAGCTATACTAGATACTCAATCACATATTCAAGAACACATTCGAAAAATATTTTTGAATGAATTGAGTTTTCGGGGTTAAAGTTTTATATATAGAGATATGAACAAAATTGTACACATTACGAAGGATTGCCAAGAGTATCGCACATTTAGCGATAATAACTCATGGGCACCCGCATCGGAGGTTTGTGTATAGATTGTAGTTTAGTTCAGACTGTATACAAACCCCAAAGCCCACAAAGTTTTGGGGTTTTTTGTTTTATAACTGGGTGTATTGTCAGCCTGGTCAGACGGCTCGCCTTGGAAGTGAGAGGACGCAGGTTCAAATCCTGCCACCCAGACCAAAAAAAAAGTAGTTGACAGAGTTTTGGTTGTTGTGTAGAATGATGTTTGTTGATTGATTGTTCTTTAAAAAATTTGTGACATGCACCGTTCGTCTATCGGTTAGGACATTGCCCTTTCACGGCAGTAAGAGGAGTTCGATTCTCCTACGGTGTACCAATTATAGTATGGGTGTGTAACTCAGTTGGTTAGAGTATCAGACTTTTAATCTGAGAGTCGTGAGTTCGAATCTCACCACACCTACCATATTGAAGCACATTGGCTTGTAAAGCGGTGAAGTATTCGTAAAGTTAGTGTGTTTCAATATGGCACTTTAGTTCAGTTGGTCAGAACGCTGCCCTGTCACGGCAGAGGTCAGGGATTCGAATTCCCTAAGTGTCGCCAGAATATTGACCGAAACGCACAACGGTGTGCGGCCAGACTGTTAATCTGTGTGAGACAGGTTCGATCCCTGTTCGGTCAGCCAAGTTCCGGTTACTACTTTCCTGAAAGTAGCGTGTAACGACGATAATTGTTCGGTGGCTATGGCACCGTTAGCGCAGTCGAATGCAGACAACATAGCAGCGTGGACACTACGTAGCAAAGTGCTTTTAGTGTTCGGACAGGGAAACAACTCCAGCATAGGGGCGACCGTGGAAAGCGTGGCCTAAGCAATATTAAATTTGCAGTTTGTAAGCCATGGGCTTGATCATGCCTGAGTAACTATGTACACACACGGTAAGTCCAGCTGGCAATTCCGTTGAGCATAGCAAATAGTGCAGACTGCAATTCTAATATTGTTGGGGATTGGTGAAATGGTATCACACTGGATTTTGATTCCAAGGTCGTAAGTTCGATTCTTACATCCCCTGCCAGTATTATGGGTAACGAGCAGCATTGGTGACTGCACCTGACTGTAAATCAGACGCTTCGGCATACTTGGTTCGACTCCGAGGTTACCCACCAACGGTCTTTAGTAAAATGGATTATTACGGTGGGCTACGGACCCGCAGGTGGGAGTTCGATTCTCTCAAGACCGTCCATATTGAAGTGTACTCTTTGAGGTCTTGGTCGTTACCAGCGTAGCAAAAACGGCGACAGAGTACACTTCAATGTGAGAGTCCATATTGAAGTGTTGTTTAGGGTGGCATGTAAAAGTTTAACAAGACTTTGAGGGCTGGAATTCCCGATCTGTGAACAGCAGAACACTTCAATATGGGGGATTGGTGCTAATTGGGAACACATGTGCTTTGCAAGCATGAGTAAGCAGTTCGAATCTGCTATCCTCCACCAAAGTTTTATTGCCGATTTAGCTCATCTGGTAGAGCAGGCGCCTTGTAAGCGTCAGGTGGTGGGTTCAAGTCCTGCAATCGGCACCAGACTATCGCAGAGTATGGAAGTGGTCATCCGCTTGGTCTCATAAGCCGAGAATCGCAGGTTCGAATCCTGCCTCTGCAACCATTATAGGTGAATCATGAAAAAAGAAATTGATGTGAACGAAGTGGCTGCATTTCTTGATACGTGTGGTCCTGATACGAAAGTTTATATTGGTGCTGATTCTGAGCGTTTTCAAGTAAACGGTGAATGGTATGCTGATTACATTCTTGCTGTTGTTGTTCATATCGATGGTCGTCATGGTTGCAAGATATTTGGTGCAGTCCAGCGTGAGCGTGATTTTGAACAAAAGAAAAATCGTCCACGTTTTCGTTTGATGAATGAAGTATACAAAGTAGCTGATTTATATTTGAAATTGTATGAAGCAATACCACATGATATTCAAGTGCATTTAGATATTAATCCAAGTGAGATGCATGGTAGTTCGTGCGTAGTAAACGAAGCAATTGGTTATATCAAAGGTACTTGTAATGTCGTACCATTGATCAAGCCAAAAGCTTTTGCTGCAAGTTATGCAGCCGATAGATTTAAAAGTTTAGTAGCGTAATCTCGGTGTAGTTTAATGGCAGAACCACGGTCTCCAAAACCGTATGTGGGAGTTCGATTCTCTCCACCGAGGCCAATGGTGTCTATGGTGTAGTGGTAGCATTACTCTCTGTGAAAGAGTAGGTACGGGGTCGGTACCCGTTAGACACCCCAATTTTGTCCTGTAGTTAAATGGTATAACTGTCGATTGATAATCGACCATTACAAGTTCAATTCTTGTCGGGACAACCAATGGTAGTGTAGCATAACGGTAGTGCGCCACCTTCATACGGTGTCAGGTGTAAGTTCGAATCTTACCACTACTACCATGCGCTGGTGACGGAACGGTATACGTGTTGGTCTTAGAAACCAAATTTTGAGAGTTCGAATCTCTCCTAGCGCACCATATAAGTATCGCGTGTGAGGCTGTGCATCGTTAGTTCAGCGGTAGAATCCCTGCCTTACAAGCAGGTTGTCGGTGGTTCGAATCCATCACGATGCACCAATTATGCAACGGTGGCAGAGTGGCCCAATGCAAGAGTCTGCAAAACTCTAAAACCGTCGGTTCAAATCCGACCCGTTGCTCCAGTTAGGGAAGTGTGGATGAGTGGTTTAAATCAGCAGTCTTGAAAACTGCCGATCAGAAATGATCCGTGAGTTCGAATCTCACCGCTTCCGCCATTTAAAGGAAAAATTATGTTAGAATGTTTAATTGTTGGTGATAGCATCGGTGTTGGTGTGAGTCAAGTTCGTAGGGAGTGTGTTGCATATGTGAAGAGTGGTATCAATTCACATAATTGGAATAAAATCTATATGAATAAACTACAACCGACAAAAACTTTGATTATCAGTCTTGGTGCAAATGATTTAGGTATCAACACAGAAGGAAATATTCGGTCATTACGAACAAATGCACAAGCACAAAAAGTTTTTTGGCTTTTACCGAGTCAAAAATTGAAGCCAAAACAAGTAGAAGCAGTAAAACAAGTCGCAGCAGAGTTTGGAGATGTAGTAATTTCTCGACCAGAGAGTGATATTAGTGCGGATGGTGTACATCCTACTGGAAAAGGTTACAAAAAACTTGCGGATCAGACACGGTAAGTTGGATGAGAGGCTTAAATCAGCGGTTTGCTAAACCGTCGAGCGTAGAAATACGTTCCGTGGGTTCAAATCCCACACTTACCGCCATTATAATTGACAAAATTTGAGTTTTCTGACATAATAGAGTCTATCATGAGTACGAAAAACACGAAAAAATTGCAAAAGCCGCGAAATTTTGTCGCAAAAGACTTATTCACACCGAAATATCGGATGAAAATTGAACATTCTGCGATAAATTTTTACAGTCGAGCAGCCGAAAAACAAAATTTACGGAAAAACTATGCCTTCTTCTGATGAAAAGTTGCAAAAAGCTGAAGCCGAAAGTGTAAACGGCGATGAAATGAGTAAATTTGATGGTTTTTACTTTGTTCCTGACTATGATGACTTTGAGGAAAACTATAAATTAGCGTTTTTTAACTTTAAAGAAGAATGGACACAAGCGGAACCGATTGAAAAGTCTGAAATGGGCTACAAATATCATATGGCATTTTTTAAAGAGAACGAAGAAGGTATGCCTGAGTTTGAAGATGCGTTTGAAGCCATTTTAGTTGATCCTTTAGTGTATATAAAAAATCTAGTGGGTTCAGGAATATCAGGTTGTATCGTCAAAAAGACTGAGCAGTCAGATAATTGGTGGACTGAGTATCTTGATTTCATTACAAATGGTACATTCAAGAAAAAAGTCAATGAAGCGTTAAAATCTTTAGCGGAGTAAATTATGAATCCAAATGTTTTTTCAGGTAATACAGAAGATGCAAGAATTGGTCGTGAATGGCTGATTGGTCTTTTAGAACAGTCTCCAGTTGAAGTGATTTTCACAAAAAAAGACGGAACTGAACGTACAATGAAATGTACATTGATGGAAAAATTTCTTCCTGAAACTGTAGGCTCAGATAGACCGAAAAATGATGAAACTCTTGCAGTTTATGATTTAGAAAAAGAAGGTTGGCGTTCTTTTCGTTGGGATTCAATTAAAGAAGTTCATTTTTCATTGGGGAGTGAAAATGCCTAAGTATATTGTTGAACAATTGTCCGTTTTTCGAAATGTTTATGTCATTGAAGCCGATTCTGAAGAAGAAGCAGTAAAAATTTCTGAGTATGCTGATGACAATTGGCAAGAATGGCTCGGATGCATGAAAGTTGATATCAATGAATACACCGATGAACGAATTGCATACTTCAAAGACAAAGATTATTTTTGGGCTGGCGTAACATACAAAGACAAAGATGGATATATTGCATATCATCATCCATCAGGTGAAGATGTAGAACGCAAAGAAATCCTTATCAAGTAAATCAAACGCGGGATTAGTTTAATGGTAAAACGTGAGCCTTCCAAGCTCCTGTTATCAGTTCGATTCTGATATCCCGCTCCACATTTTTTTTATTATGTCAAAAACTTGGACCTTAGAAGTACAACAACACGAAGACGGCGAATACTTTATTGAATTTCCTGATGAAGTATTACAAGAAGCTGGCTGGAAAGAAGGTGATGTTATTGATTGGTCAGATAATGGTGATGGTTCATGGACGCTGAAAAAATTAGATAAAAATCAAGAAAATACTGAGAAAAAAGAGTAGTGGCTTTGTGTAAATAAGAAGTTATCATTTTATAGGAGATGTTATGAGTTTGAAGGGTACAAAAACCGCAGAATGCTTGAAAGAAGCTTTTGCTGGAGAATCTATGGCAAACCGTCGTTATCTGTATTTCGCAAATCAATGTGATATCGCAGGTGAAAACGATCTTGCTGCATTATTCCGTTCTACTGCTGAAGGCGAAACAGGACATGCACACGGTCACATGGAATATCTCATTGAAGGCGGTGCGGGTGAGCCAGGCACAAATATGCCAGCAAAGTCTGCTAGAGAAATGTTAGAAGCAGCAATTCATGGTGAAACACACGAATATTCTGACATGTATCCTGGTATGGCAAAAATTGCCCGCGATGAAGGTTTTGATGAAGTAGCAGATTGGTTTGAGACACTTGCGAAAGCAGAACGGTCACATGCTAATCGTTATCAAAAAGCGTTGGACAAACATTTAGCAGAAAATAACTAACTAAGGAGAAAAAAATGAAGTGGACTACACCATCAGCACAAGATATGCGTTTCGGTTTTGAAATCACAATGTATATTGCAAATCGTTAATTAGTAAAAATAAAAGCGGCTACCAAGCCGCTTTTTTTCTATCACGCACCGCATTGATTCTAAAGTAAGAATCATCTTTTTTGTTTTTTAATGCAGCATTGGTTTGAGTTGCTAGCCTACTATCTCTTGTCATGAGAATTAGATTATTACCTTTGTTCGTAAAAACAAAGTAAAATAGTTCACCATCAATAAACTCAAGTTTCAGCATCATCGTAAGGTTTTCGTATTTCACAGTCAACCCATTTCAAATTGCTATAATGTTCGTAAGGCCATGTGCCTTTTGGTATGAGACAGTCTCCTAATTCAGGATGATTTTCAATTCTTATTTGTACAACTGCCCATATTAGCCATACCATGTAAACGGTAAATATAAAAGTCAGCCCATATTTCCATGCGTTGCATTTTATGTGGTTTATTCTTTTTCTTTTTTTAATTGCGGAAATTCTATCATCTTCTTTTTTTCTAGACCATGCAGACGCTTGTTGCTTTTTCATTTTTTCCATCATAGCGTATACGCGGGTATACAGATCACCTAATTCTGGAGGGCAGTTGTAAACCATAAGTTCACGAAGTTCTGCTTCCATGGCAGCCAATCTGCTTTCCATAAGAACACGCTGCAATGCTCTTTTGCCTAAACTAGTTTCTCCTGTGTAGACTTCGTTATCATGTTTTGCTTCCTCTTCAAAAATAGCAGAACATTTTGCATAGTTTTCAAAGTAAACGCCCAGTTCCTCACCTATCTGAGTGTAGATATCATTGGGTTGTTTTTTGCTTAGTTCAATTACGCGGTTTTTTTCTGCTATGTACTGATTTTTCTCAGCAACAGTAGGAGGCTTGTCTTTATGACGAGAATTGAATTGTTCTTCTAAATCAGATAAAACACCTTTTACATCACCAGCGGCACTTGCAATTTCTTTGTATAACTCACAGCCTTTTTTTACCGCTTGGACTGCACCATTTGCCAAGGCAAAAAGTGTAAACGGATCCATTTGTCTTTTTCGTAACCTTTCATGGAAGAAACATACTTTGATTCAAAAAAGACAATCTTGACAATCACGGTATATTTATGCTATACTGCAATTTAGTGAATAAATACATGGTGGAGACATTATGAGTAAATCAATTGACATTAAAGCAATCTTATCAAACAACAAAGAACCTAAGTTTTCAGGTGAGTTGTCACAAACGCAACTAACTCAAGCGTTGAGTTGGTATGCTCAAAACCGCGATAATAAAGATGCAACAAAATATGCGGTAGAATACTTTAAAAAGAAACTCAAAATCCAAGCTCCAGACGCATTAAAATCCCAAGTCAGTACATTTGGGTTCATCTGCCGAATTGTAAGCTTAGGCGGCATTCTGAACGATTCTAACGCTAAATGGTTCAATGAAACAATCGACAAACTCAAGCAATCAACAAGTGTTGTCAAACAGACAACCACGACCTCTAGTGTCGTATCAATTCAAGATCACATTAAAAGAAAAGCAAGTGAGTGTATCGGGGAACTGGAAGGTCAGATTGATGACTTGATAATATCGGAATTTAAAGCAAATGTTTCACCTTATGCAACGATGACTGGAATGGATGTCAAAAATGCACATACTAAGTTCATAATTGAACATTTCAAAACACGCCGAGTTGAGTACGATAATGTTTTGACAACGGATGATTCTGATATCAAAGAAGCATATTCCAACTTTACAAAATCACAACTTAAAAAATTGATATCATACTGTGATCAAGTTATTGTTGACGGAATGAAACTTGCTGGTGAAGCAATTAAAACGCGCAAGCCACGCAAACGCAAAACGAAGTCGGCAGATCAATTGATTGCCAAATTGAACTACGCAAAAGACTTTGCTGATTTGAAAATTACCTCAGTTGATCCAAAAACGATTATCGGCGCAACATCATTGTGGGTGTACAATATCAAAACACGCAAACTTGGTGTATATCATGCACTTGATGCATCGGGATTGAATATCAAAGGTTCTACGATACAAAACTATGCCGAAAGTAAATCGGTAAGTAAAACATTACGAAAACCTGAGGTAACGGTGCATGAGGTATTGAAAGCAGGTAAAGTTGCATTACGAAATGTATTGAACGACATTCGTGCCGCAGAAAAACCGTTGACAGGTCGAATCAATACTGATACAATACTATTGAGAGTTTCTAAATGACGATACGCGGTTACTACTATCGCAAGTTTAAATTTCACTTACGAGTTGCATTCTTGTTTCTATTCAAGGGTGCAATTCTAGGACAACATGTAAAATGATAATCTTTGATTACAATCAAGTAGCCATCTCTACGCTGATGGAACAGATCGGTTCATCTAAAAAATCTGTTGAAGAAGCATTGGTACGACATATGATATTGAATGTCATTCGCACCTATGTTAAAAAGTTCAAAGCATCACATGGACCAGAAGTTGTCATTGCATGTGACAATCGTAATTACTGGCGCCGTGAGTTGTTTCCACAATACAAAGCTGGTCGTAAAAAGACACGCGATGCATCTGGGCATGACTGGAATTCTATCTTTGAGTGTTTACACAAAATCAAAGAAGAATTGAAAGAACATTCACCATATAAGGTCATTGATGTTGATACCGCTGAGGCTGATGATATCATTGCCACATTGACCATTCGATATTCTGCACATCAGAAGGTAATGATATTGTCTTCCGATAAAGACTTTGCACAATTGCAGAAATTTGACAATGTTGAACAGTATTCACCTATACTCAAGAAGTTCATCAAAGAACCTTTGCCAGCGGTGCAGTTGAAGCAGATGATTATTCGTGGTGATAAGGGTGATGGCATACCCAACATTCTGTCTGCTGATGATAGCATTGTGAATGGTGTGCGCCAGCGACCTATTACTGAAGCTAAGATAATCAATTGGCTCAATCAAGCACCAGAAGAATTTTGTGAGGGTGAAATGCTGCGTAATTACAAACGCAACGAAATGATGATTGACTTGACAAAAATACCTGAACAATTGCAGAAAAATATCATAGATACATATGAGAGTGCGACTGGTCACACCAAACAGCACTTTATGAATTATATGATTGCAAACAAACTAAAAAATCTTTTGGAAGTTATTGATGAGTTCTGATTCCGTAATACTTATTGCACCACCTTTCATTACTGCTGGTGTAAACAATTGGGTTATCTTTCCACCGAATCCAATTGAATCTGATATGGTATATCACCTACGAACATCTTTTCAACAATATCACAAAATACCTCTTTTTGAACCCAAATGGAGTCTTGCGGATTTTGTTGTGACGGCTTATTTTCACAAAGATGTTGCATCATGTATTGCACCATATGATCCTAAGCAGCAAGAAAAATTTGAACTCAGAGAATTAACTCCACTCGATGTTGATTTCGATTCTATTGATGAATGCTTTGATCAAGCAAGTAAGATATCCGAAACTATTAATTTTCTATTTTTGTGGAACATTGAACCATATCTTTCTCCTAACATGATTCATATCTTCAACAAGATTAAATCATATAGAAAAAAAGGAAAAGAAGTTAGAGTCATTTCAATTATACCAGATGCTTGGCCAAGAGGTGGAGATTTGTTTAATCTAATTTCTTCACACATTGTGGTGTCTGATAAAACAGTGGTCTTATATGAAGAGATGATTCCGTACCTGCTTGCAAATAAGAGAAAAGATTTAGCGGATGAACTAAGCTATTTTCCTTGCTCATCAATGGCACTAAACAAAACGACGATGGAAGATAAAACTACCGACTTTTGTTTCATAGGTCCTATTGGACTAGGTCGTGAGCATAGAGGCGTTGCTTTAGAACTGATGCAAACTAGTCTACCCGATAAAAGTTTCTTCGTTTATACCGAAGGCAAAACTACAAAGCCAGATAATTATCTTAGCGCAACTAAAGATTATTTGGATAAAGTTGCAGAATCGCGTTTTTCAATTTTGACTGCAACTATGCCAGCAAGTTTTTTGAATGATGCTGAAAAAAGTTATAAACAATGGAAGAGTGTGCTTCCCGCAAGATTCGCTGAAAGTATTATCAATATGACTGTACCAGTTTACGTTCAGTTTTCAAAAAATGATAGATTGCCAAAAGTTATCGATGACTATGAGGCATGCGTTTACATTCAAGCAAATGATAGTCCAGATACTATAAGACAAAAAATCGAGTCTGTATCATTTGAAAAAATGAAAGACAACATGATGAATTTATATAATGATCATATATCACCTAATGTGTTAATACCCAAACTTTTAGAGAGAACATAATGAGTTCCGAAAAACTGTATTCTGAAATATTTGATGAGTTTGAAAACGCATCAACTAAACAAGAACGAATTAATCTTTTACGCCGTGAAGGCGATGAACGATTTCGTTTCTTTCTTCAACTAGCGTTTAATCCAGCAATTGAGTTTGATATTGCATTGCCAGATAGATACCGTCCAGCAAAAGAACCTGCTGGCTTAAACTATGCATATCTTGACACACAAATGCCCAAGATGTATAGATTTATTAAAAATCATCCAATGCGACCACCAGGATTTACCACAGAAAAAACCACGCAACAAATTTTAGTTATGGTAGAATCACTTCATCGTGATGAAGCTGCTATCATTCTTGATGTTTTTCAAAAAAAGTTCAAGGTAAAAAATCTTACCGCTAATCTAGTCAAAGAAGCATTTCCTGATTTAGTCATATGAAAATAGTCGTTGTCTCTGGTGGATTTGATCCCATTCATTCTGGACACCTTGCATTGCTGCGTGAAGCATCGGGCATGGGTGATAAACTTATCGTTGGCGTAAACTCTGATGCTTGGCTCACACGCAAGAAAGGTAAGCCATTCATGAACATTCACGAACGCAAAGCAGTATTGGAATCAATTCGTTGGGTTGATGAAGTATGGGAGTTTGACGATTCTGATGGCACCGCGTGTGATTTACTTGAACGTGTGAGAGATCACTATTGTAATGTTTTACCTACACTTTCAAATTATTCAATCTGGTTTGCAAATGGTGGTGATCGTAATGAAACAAATAATGCAGAAGCAAGTGTACCAAATATTAACTTTGTATATGGTGTGGGTGGCAGCAACAAGAAAAATTCTTCATCTTGGTTATTAAGGAATTGGAATGAGTAAGGGATCGAAACCTAGACCTATTGAAATACCTCGTGAAAAATTTAATGATAACTGGGACAAAATCTTTAAGAAAAAGGTGAAAGATGAAAGTAGCAGTCGTAACTCCGACAATCGGAGCAAAAACTTTAAGTAAATGTCTTCAATCTGTTGATGAGCAAACATACGAAAATTTGACACATTACATTGTTCTTGATGGAGAGGACGAGCATGGCGACAAAATCTGGAATCAACTTCAAGGCGCAACAAGAACCAAAACAATCCGTTTGCAAGAAAACATTGGTAAAGGTTGGTACGGGCATCGTATATACGCTGCATGTGGCTTCTTGGTTAACGCTGATGCTATATGTTATCTTGATGAGGATAATTGGTTTGAGCCTAATCATGTTGAGAAACTTGTGGAAAAACTTAAAAAAGGTGTTGACTGGTCATACTCACTAAGAAAGATTTTTGACAAACAAGGTAATTTTATTTGTGAAGATAACTGTGAGTCGTTAGGTCAATGGCCAATTTACTTCAATAAAGATGCGTTTCACATTGATACATCGTCATTCATGGTTAAAGCTGACATTGCACGAAGATTAGGTCAAGCTTGGTATGGGCAATGGGGTGCAGATAGACAATTTTTCAATGCACTAAAACAATACTATCCTAATTTTTCCTGCTCAAGAGAATATTCGTTGTGTTATCGATTAGATGGTAATCCTAATTCAGTAAACGCCGAGTTCTTTGAAAAAGGTAATAAAGAAAATGAAAAGAACTATGTCGATGGATTTCCATGGAAAAAAGAAATTAAAGAAGAGTATGTTGTTGGACCTGGTATAACTATAGTGAGTGGATAATGATAATCGAAGATACAAGCCTCAAAGGCGTTAAACTAATCAAACCTACCGTACACGAAGACTATCGTGGCACGAACATCGAAACGTGGCACAAAGAGAATTATGCACAGTTAGGAGTGAATTTTATTTTAGATAGTGTTTCAACTTCACGTAGACATACATTGCGTGGTATTCATGGTGATGACTGCACAACAAAACTTGTTTCATGTTTACACGGCACAATCTATCAAATTGTAATTAACCTTGATGAAGATTCGGATCAATATGGACAATGGCAAGAATTCACTTTATCTGATAGAAACGGATATCAAGTATTGTTACCACCAAAACATGGCAATGCACACTTGGTAATGTCTGAACATTGTGTATTCAGTTATAAACTTGACCAATACTATGACCGCAAATCACAGTATACGGTAAAGTGGAACGATGATCGATTTAATATTTACTGGCCAATTAAAAATCCTATTTTATCGGAACGAGATAGATGAGAACCGCATTAGTGACTGGTGGATCAGGGTATCTTGGTTCACATCTTGGCAAGGCACTAAAAAAAGTAGGTTACTATACAGTTTGTTTTGATATAAAAACTCCTCGAAACGATTTGTACTGGGACGTATATCATCCAGGTGACATACGTTCTTATCAAGATTTATCAAGAGTTTTTACGAACTGGAAGCCAGATGTTGTTTTTCATTTAGCTGGTCGTATTGAAGTTGGTGAGTCAGTTGAACATCCTGAAGAGTTTTGGGATGTCAATGTTGGTGGCACTTGCAATCTATTGAATACAATGAGAAGATTTGGTGTTACAAATATTGTTTATTCATCTACCGCTGGTGTTTATCGGTCGCAGTTTACCTCTCTTTCTGAGAAAGCTGAGATAGACAATAATAATCCGTATGCAAACAGCAAGTATGCTGCTGAGTGTGCGATTCGTGATGCGAAAGTTAATCATATTATTTTTCGCTTCTTTAATCTTGCTGGTGCTGATCCAGATGGAGAAATGGGTGAAGATCATGAACCAGAGACACATTTGATTCCGCTAATGTTCAGGAGTCTAAATAATGAAAAGTTCGTGATAAACGGAAACGATTATCAAACAATAGACGGTACATGTATTCGTGATTATGTGCATGTATCCGACGTTGCTGATGCACACATATTAGCAGACGAATATTTGCAAACTAGAGGTAACAATCAACCTACGCTATTCAATCTTGGAGTAGCAAGAGGATATACTATATTAGAAGTAATTGATGCTGCACAAAAAGAACTTAATGTTTCTATTCAATATACTGTTGGTCCAAGAAGAGAAGGCGATCCAAGAAGACTTGTCGCAAACTCAGATTCGGCTAGACACCATCTTAATTTCAAACCCAAACACAATTTACAATCTATTTTGAGAACCGCATATAATTGGTATGAACGACAAAGACAATGAAATATCTTTTGAATCGTATGCACATTTTTTGTCAGGTAATATTGATCCGACAATTATTGAAGCTGCGTCACGTTGGATATTATACGCAAAATTTAACAAGATTGAAAAGCCCTTAACATTGCACATTAACTCAGAAGGTGGAAACTTAGGTGATGCAATAGGACTTGCAGATTTAATGTTAGGTGTGGGTGTGCCTGTTCGCACACTTGCATATGGTAATTTAATGAGTGCTGCATTCGTAATATTTGCTGCTGGTGAAAAAGGTTATCGTGCAGTCGGTAAAAACACGACAATTATGATTCACCAATTTAATGATGAAATGGGTGGCAAATATCATGATATGCGGGCTTATGCCAAAGAGTGTGATAGGTATCATCACAAAATGGCAAAGATTCTTTCTGATTGTTCTAAACTTTCAGTTAAAGATGTAAAGGCTAAGTTTCTGCGACCAACTGATGTTTGGTTGTCAGCAGAAGAACTGGTCGAGTATGGTATTGCAGATATTATCTTTTAGGAGTAATAAGTATGTTGTCTGGCGGTAAGAAATTTCAAAAACCCAAAAAAACTAAATTTCACAAAAACCGTGAGCAGTATGAAAATCAACAAGCGAAGAATCAAAAACATCATGATAAATCTTTGTATCGTTTACTGAAACAGGAAAAAGATTATGTCTTATAGAGAACAAATTAAAAAACGCATAGCGGAACTGGAAGCAAAAATTGCCGAATCTAATTTGGATAAAATCCAGTTAGACAGTCTGCGTGTCGAACTTGCTAAATTGAATATGCAAGATTTTGAGGAAGATATGCGTGAAGAGAGTGGACAGCAGTTGCTAAAAGGTTAATACCGCTTGACAATTGGTGGATGTCGTAGTATACTGGTTGTACTATGAAAAATCTGCCATCTGTCGGCTCGACAATTGCCGTAAATTGTCAATATATTACTAAATCTATCACTCTTACTGGAGTGGTTGTCAATCCATATCGTTGGCTAAGTGCTGACGAATTTTGTTTACAAACAGGCAATTCTGAGTTTCCTGTGTCAGTTATTAATCTTGTAAATGTTGTTGATTTGAAAATACTTAAAGGTTCAACAACAAATATTCGTAAGTTTAAAGTTGCTGGTTCAAAAGGTGAATACATCGTAACATTATCAGGACAGCATTTTTCCTGTTCATGCATAGGTTTCAAATATCACAACAAATGTAAGCACATTACAAAAGTGAAACAAAACATTACCAACTAATGTCTTGACACTTTCCATAAATTTTGATATAATGGTAACATTATGATGATACAAATCTACAGCAAGTCGAAGAAACGCAAGTTGACAAAAAAGCAATTGCAAGAGCAGCAAGATTTCATTGCTTCAATCAACAAAATACCGTTGCCATCTGGCGGTCGTTTCCCGGCTACAGCATCGAAACAAGTCAAAAGCAAGCCTATAGTGGCATATCGTGTGCCACGCGATATAAAACGCGCACCAAGCTTGCCAGACACTCATAAGGGTGCTTTGACAAAGACGGGTATCATGAAAGACTATCACAAACTCACCGCATCCGACCGTGAGATTGTGAATGATGTTGCATCTTGTACGGCTCCCATACACAAGAGTAGTTATACTTACGTTACTCCTGGTATGAATCCTGCAAGTCTTGGTCGGAAAAACGAGGTATTGTGATGCTTGACATTTCGGTCAAGCTTTGCTATACTATAATTTCTACTGTTGAAAATGGAGTTTTTTATTATGGCAAATAAATCTGTGAAACCTGTTCGTTCAGAACGCCTTTTAATGATTCTGTGTAACGGTGGTAAAGTTACACTTAAAGAAATCGAAGATACGATGGACTATCACAACATGTATCGAATCAGTTGTGAAGTTTACTGCATCAAGATTCACGGCGGTGTCGTTAAGACACACAAAAATGGTCGTAAAGTTGAAGGTTATGAACTTGTCAATGTACAAGAAATGATCGATAAGATGTTGACACCTAAAGGTCTTTCTGTGACACCTATTGTCGGTCGCGACGGTGGTGTAAATACATTGGCTGATCTAAAAGCTAAACCTGCAAAATCTTCTAAATCTTCTAAATCTGTTGAGAAAGAAATTCTTGAAGTAGAAGAAATCACCGAATAATCAGTTTCGGGGTGGTAGCCGTCAGCGGGACATAGGCTTATCATTAAACAACAATGAATGTCGGGATGACATCCACGTGCCCCTTCTTTTATGAGGTAAAAATGTCGAAACTTAAAGCATGGCTTGTTGACAAGTATTTAAAACTTGAAGAACAAGCCATCGAAGCTATTGGTACTGCAAATTTTTATGGCAATTTATTCACACCGCGACAAAAATTTCATATCGCGGTTTTTTTCATGGGCCTACTAGCACTCGGTGGTGCTTATGGCGCAGTTCAGTTTATAGCGTTTGTTTACATTATGAGTAAAATGACTCCAGATGATCCAGACAATAAACAAGAATGAATATATTTTATCTCTCACATGATCCAAAACTTTGTGCTGAATACCATTGCGATAAGCATGTGGTAAAAATGATTATTGAGTACGCACAACTTTTGTCCACGGCACATAGAATTTGTGACGGTCAAGAATATACCGATCTAACAGCAAATAATCGAAAGATCAAGCGTTGGCGTTTGTCTGATGAACGTGAACAGCGTTTAATGAAAGCATCACATATTAATCATCCATCAAATGTGTGGGCCCGAGCGAATCATTTGAACTACAAATGGTTGTATGAAATGTGGTGTCATTTACTTGATGAGTACACACATCGATATGGTAAAGTTCATGCGTGTGCGCGACTGAGAGATATTCTTGCACAGCCACCAGAAAAAATTTCTGTTGGTCTGCGTGAAACTGAACCAACGCCTGCAATGCCCGATGACTGCAAGATAGCCAATGATTCGCTTGCATCATATCATAAATATTACAATGAGAGAAAAACTCACTTTGCACGATGGACAAAACGTCCTGTGCCTGAGTGGTATTTGACTATATAAGATTGATGCCTACATACGATTTTTATAATACACAAACTGGTGAAGAGTTTGAGCAATTCATGAGCATTGCAGCGCGTGAAGAATTTCTCAAAGCGAATCCACACATCCAACAAGTTCTTGGCGCCACTTCTACTGTAAGTGGTGTATCAATTACTGGTAAAATACCAGACGGTTTTAAAGAAGTTCTAGCAAAAGTTTCCGAGAATCACAAACAATCTACTGTGGCTAATCGTCACGGTAAAAAATCAATTAGTGAATCACAAACACAAAGAATTGTTGATAAACATTTAGGAAAATTTGGGCAGTAACTACATTATGCGAACTTTGCACAAGGAGCGTATATGTCTAAAAAATCTTTGCAGAAAAAAGTAGCATTGTTAAACGATTACATTACCAAAGAAATCGAAAAAGAGATGATAACAGAAATTGATGAAATAGAAAAAAATACTACTGCAAAGATTGAAAAGAAGTATATTAGACAAAATTATCCATATCACAGTCGAAGTCATTACGTTACATAAAATTATGAGTTATGTTAAAACATATGATAATGTTCTATCACAGGATTTGTGTGATAGAATAATCAAAAAATTTGAAGCGCATCCCGAACAACATGTAGTAACATATCTTGAGAATCATCGTTCGTTTACTGAGATTAATTTAAATCGAAATCCAGATGATTGGAACGAAGAACTTCAGATTTTGATTGGCACAATGCAGGCATATCTGAAACGATACAAACAAGATGTTGGTGTTGATGATCGTTCATGGCCAAAACAAAATGGCTACGAAGAACTGAGAATGAAAAGATATTTGCCTAATTCGAAAGATTACTTCAAATTTCACGTTGACGTAAATGATTATTCATCAGCACGAAGATTCTTAGTCTATTTTTGGTATTTAAATGATGTAGAAGAAGGCGGTGAAACTGGATTTCAATTGAATAGAAATACTCAACCAAAATTAAAGATTCAACCAAAAGCAGGAAAGTTGTTGATGTTTCCACCTTTATGGACACATCCACACGTTGCATATCCACCGATTAGCAGCGCAAAATATATTATCGGTGGTTATTTACACTATATCTAACAATGCGAATATTTGAACATGTAAGCTTACCGCAATTACAATTTGACTTAAAAGCAGAAACTACTGATAGTGGTAGACTGTATACTACACCAGAAGGTAATAGATACAAGTCTATCACTACTGTTCTTTCAAACTACGGCAAACAAGCTATTTACGAATGGCGTCAAGCTGTGGGTGAGGAACGTGCGAATGAAATCTCACGCAAAGCATCGAATCGTGGTACCAAAGTACATAAAATTTGTGAGGATTACATTAACAATGAAATACCAGAACTAAAGATGCAAATGATGATGCCTGATCTGAAAGAACTGTTTTTCAAGATTAAGCCAATCATAGATGAGAATGTAGGTAAAGTTTATTCACAAGAGCAGGCATTATATTCAGACAAGTTACGAATTGCTGGTCGAGTGGACTTGATTGCAGAATGGAATGGTAAGTTAGCCGTCATCGATTTTAAAACATCGACGAAGCAGAAATTGGAAGAGAATATTCAGAATTACTTTATGCAATGTACAGCATATGCTCTGATGTTTTCTGAACGAACTGGTATGTGGATTGACGATATTGTGGTGCTGATTGCGACTGAAGAAGGTCCAGCGCAAGTGTTTGAGCGTCAGATTCATGATTATAGACAGCCTCTAATTGAGATGATTGATAAATATGCTTGACACGTCGGAGGCACTATGCTATCATTCAAACAACATACACAACTAGATGAAGGCAATCCATTAGCAAGATTGGCTAAACATGCGGAAGAAGGTCGTCATTATGCAATTCTTTCTTCACAGCGACCACATGATGAAGTGTCGCCAGAACAAAATAAAAAGCATCACGAAGAACTAAAAAAGAAACTGACCTCACAAGGTTATACACATAAAGAAGTAGAAGGACATTGGGAAGGTGGAAAAGAAAAATCAATACTTGTACATGCCAAAGGCAAAGGTGAAGAACACGGAAAACAACTCCTCCATGATGTTAAAAAACATGGAGAACATTATAATCAAGACTCAATCTTACATCATGATGGAAAAACGGCGACCCTGCACGGAACAAACAAAACGGGATTCCCAGGACATGGCAAGACGGAGAATGTAGGTAAAATGGCTTTCAATAAGTCACATGTACCATTTCAAACAGAAACAAAACCGAAGTCTGACAAGCCGTTGAAGCCCGGTAGAACGAGCAAAGGTTCTGCAAGATTTACGACAGAGTAATTATGCAAATTAGTGAACAAGATTATTACGAAAGATTTGAAGCATACTTGAAAGAATGTGGTTCTAATCCAGGCACAACATTCTTTGGTGCATGGGGTTGGTATGCAGCAAGAAAAAATGAATTTGATGCAATAATGCAAGAAGACGGAATTGTTGTAACTCCTTCAAAGTGAAGGCATTCTGGACCCGGGTTCGATCCCCGGCATCTCCACCAAAAGTATTCTTGTCCATGGAGTTGGGAACGGAAAGATAAACCGTGAGAATACTTTTGATGGGGATGACATGGCTTCGACAGGGTGAGATAGCGGAGAAGGCAACACAGTAGGCGATGACTGTAAATCAAGCAAATCTACAAATGCAAACGATGCATTTTACGGAGAAGAACGCCTAGCAGCGTAACTCTCATGGGGTTTAAGTGGGGTGTACCTTATTACCAAAACACCCTACACCAAATTCAGAGATACATTATGAAAGTAAACATTGGTCCTTATACAAACTGGTTCGGTCCCTATCAATTAGCAGACTTACTTTGCTTCTGGGCAAAGAAAGTACCCGATGAGTGTGGCTTTTCACGAAAGCCTGATTGGGTTCACGACTTTGGTACATGGCTTGCAGAAGATCGAAACGGTAACGACTCTTGGTTGACTAAAGTTTGCCAAAAGATTGAAGAGTACAAGAAGCGCAAAATCAAAATACGCATTGACAAGTATGACACATGGTCAATGGATCACACATTAGGTATGATCGTTTTGCCGATGTTGAAACAGTTGCGTGATACTAAACACGGTTCACCACTAGTTGATACAGAAGATGTGCCAGAAGAACTACGTATTAGTGGTTATGACGATTGTTCTTCCCAACTTGAATTGAAGTTTGAAGATGATGAAGAATTTCAAAAAAAATCTTGGGACATCACACATCGTCGTTGGGAATGGGTGTTGAATGAAATGATTTTTGCATTTGAACACCTCATTGACGATTCGTGGGAAGAAGCATATCGTTCGGGTAATATTGATACACATTCTGTGCCGTGTGAATGGGATGCAGATGGTAAACCAATACTCTACACATTTGAACACGGACCAAATCACACATACGAATGTGATTACGATGGCATGAAAAAAGTTTATGATCGTATGGATAACGGTTTTCGTTTATTTGGTAAATACTACAGAGGACTTTGGGATTGATATGAACAAATCATTTTTGTTGATTGGTGGAGCCGTTCTTCTATTCATGTTCTTGATTGTATTTGTACCACAACCAAAAGGTACATACATCAATTGTGGATTGTCTGAGATATCTCCAGACTTTACGCCAGAGATGAGGAAATTATGTCGTGAAACGCGGGCTACAAAGTTATAAATGACTAAATAAGATTACTGGCACCACACACACTCGCCAGTAAACACACACAACACAGGAGAAACACATGAGTAATCTGACACCGTTCGAGATTCGTCTTGAACTTCTAAAAATGGCGAAAGAACTTTTATTGGAAGAGTATTCTTCCAGCAAAGATCGCCTATCAAATGAATGGCACGTAAAGGTAGAGTCTGCTAAACTAAACGGACAAGTAATACCTGAACATCCAGCCTTTCCAACTTATCCCACAGAAAACGATATCATCACTAAGGCAGCTGCCTTAAACGGATTCGTTTCCAATATCACAGCAGAAAAAACACAAAGCAAAAAAACTGCCTGACGGGAACAGAGATGCTTCGGCATCTCTCTAACTAACAAGGAGAAATATGCGTTACATCACACTATTACTTTGTAGTATCTTTGCAGCATTTATAGTTTATATAAGCCATGCGGCAGCACAAGTAAACATACCAATTGTGCCACATGTTCAACTGGAAGATTTAGCTCCAATGGCTAGGGCTGAAGTTGAATGTCTTGCACAAAACATGTATTTTGAAGCAGGAGGTGAACCTGAAAAGGGTCAACTAGCAGTAGCATTTGTCACACACAATAGAGCATTGTCTGGTTCATTTCCAGGAAGCTATTGTGGTGTAGTCAAACAAAGAGAAGGTTATGTTTGTCAATTCTCATGGTATTGTGAGAGTAGAGCGAAGGCAATGATTGATAGAGGATTGTTGACAATTGAGAACAATGCAGTATATAATAAGATAACTGAGATGGCTTTGAGATTTTATTTGTATCCAGAATCTTTCAGAGATCCAACAAAAGGAGCATTGTTCTTTCATGCAAATTATGTGAAGCCTGGTTGGAATAATATGCGTTATACTGCACAAATAGGCAGACATTTATTTTACAATAAGGTAAGAAGAAATTCATGAGTATTTTATCAAGCAAAAAGGAGAAGATGATGGAAAAAGGATTGAGTAGTGTGACCACAGTTTCTGTAACTTTGGTTCTACTTTCAATCGTTGCTGCGACATGTTTATATGGTTTGAATGACCGTAAATTAATGGCAGCGAATATTGAAAACGCAATCGCAAAAGGCATTGATCCACTTGCAGTACGGTGTTCTTATGCCAAGAGTGATGATATCGTTTGTATTGCACACGCAGCAAATCGTAAATAAACGGAGAACTATATTATGCACTTTGAAGAAGATAAACACAATTTTACATTTCGATTTGATTCAAATGATGGCGAACGAACTTTAGAGATGGGTTGCAATGAAGTGTTTCTTGGAGATATTTTAGATCGATTTAAAGAATTTCTACAAGGTTGTGGATACATTGTTGATGGACAACTTGAAGTTACACCACCATGGGATGAGTTTGAAAGACCTACAGTCGATACCAAGTTTGACTTTTCGAATATACCAAATAACAACTGGCCATTTTCTGAAAGAAAAACTGGAGATGCTGTGTACTCACCTGTAGTTCATCCGTCTGAAAAATAATGCCTACTAAAGACGAAATGCTCCAGTTTTCTCTGCAAATAGAGCAGTTGGTGGCTAATACTGATTACACATATCTTGAAGCTATTACTGAACATTGCAAAGAAACTGGACTTGAATTAGAAGTTGCTGCTTCACTCATTACACCAAATCTTAAATCGAAGATTCATGAGCAAGCAGAAAGATTAAATATGTTAAAAGTGAAAGGCAATCGTTTACCGATATGACCGGGTATGAGGCATTTTGTTTATATACTTCTCTCAAGCTCCACTTTAATTCAGATTCTTACGATTACTTTAAGTATCATGGTAAAGTAAGTACCAGTATTGATGCGTTTGAGAATCGAAAAGATAAATGGCACTTCTACAAACTAAGCAGGAGATTCACAAATGATGATCAAGGGCGCGATTATATTGTTGCTAATTTGGTTCATGATTCAGATGTTTGGATAGGACACCTACTCACAAACGATGCTGATATTGAGTATCGTAAACGACAAAAAGTGATTCAATCATTGACGTATACTTTTACCAACGAAATTGCATCATTAATAAGTCATAAAGACGCTAATGCAGCATTTATGATACATG